TTTGATGCATTTTTGCTGTATCAAACTAACTGGTGTTTATATAATGTATTTGAACAACTATTTTAATACAAACGACACCCTTACCTTAAAAAGCGACACCCCTAAGTGTTAGAACGATTACTTCCGACACCCCTATTTTTGACAAAAAAATAACAGCCTTTTATTTGGCTGCTATTGTTATTTCCTTCATATTTTTGAACACGAATGTAATGCTCTTGTCATGATGCACTATCGCCTTGTCAACCAGTAAAATCCAAAGATCACTGTTCCAAGAGTCAATCACATCAGGCTTATCCTTTATAGACTCTATAAAGAGTTCCATCGATTTCGCCTTGGCGAGCCTGCCACTCTTTTCCTTAAGCAAAAACTTGTATTTAGTTTCTTCAATCGAATGCATGGTGCAAAGTTCATCATAATCATTTATGTAATCGATTTGCAACTCAGGTGTCGATGCGTTCGAGGATACGAGTTCTTTTACCTTTTTTGCCAACTCTTCTAGTTTCTCTATTTGCTTGCTTATTTGCTCATCGAGTAAGGACACATCAGCAATGGTCTCAATCATCAATTTACAATCACCTACAAGTGCAGTCTTATCAAGAACAAATTTGTTATAGGCCTCGAGGAACATCGACTTGATTTCCTCTTCACGCAATGTCGGCGTGTTGCAACGTTTGTCCTTGTTTTTGAATTTTCCATTGCATTGATAGACAATAACTTTGTACTCATCGTTCGAATGCCATATCTTCCTTCCAAAGAAGGAGCCACAATCCTCACATACTAATTTGCTAGCAAAGATATTCTTAGAACTGTAAGTCTTGCATAGCTTTTTTCTTCGCTCAAGCTCTACCTGGACCAAATCCCACTCGACCTTATCGATGATTGCAGGATGGGAGTTCTCAACGTAATACTGCGGTATCTCACCCTCATTTGGTTTGGATCTATGCGTAAGGAAATCGACTACGTATTTCTTCTGAAGGAGTGCATCACCTTTATATTTCTCATTTGATAGGATTGACTCAACAGTGGTTAAAGTCCATTTCCCCTTTCCTGATGGAGTATAAATCCCTCTTTCATTAAATTCCTTTGCAATCTTCGTGGTCGAATATCCATATTTGAGGAATAGCGAGTAAATTTCTTTTACAACCAATGACTCTTTCTCATCAATTGTAGGCCTTCCATCTTCGCCTTTTTTATATCCTAAAAAGTGTTTATATGGCATTGAAACCTTGCCATCACTAAACGCCTTTCTTTTACCCCAAGTCACATTTTCGCTGATGCTGCGACTTTCTTCCTGAGCCAAAGATGCCATTATCGTAATAAGCAACTCACCTTTTGAATCAAAGGTATAGATGTTTTCTTTCTCAAAAAATACCTCAACTCCCTTTTCCTTAAGTTTTCTTATAAATGTAAGAGAATCAACAGTGTTTCTCGCAAACCTTGATACTGATTTTGTTAAAATTAAATCAATTTTACCATCAAGGGCATCCTGCATCATTTGATTAAATCCACCACGTCTTTTTGTATTTGTCCCTGATATGCCTTCATCAGCATATACTTCGACAAATTCCCATTCTGGATTTCTTTTTATTAAGTTTGTATAGTAATCGACTTGTGCTTGATATGAAGAACACTGCTCATCTAAAATCGTTGAAACTCTAGCATAACCTGCAACTTTTCTTTTTTGTAAACCATTATTAGGTAATTTAGTAATTGGATTAATCGTTGATGGGATTACTGTTACTTTTGCCATTTCTTTCAACCGCCTTTCTTCTTGCGTTCTCTTTCATTTCTTCAGTCCATGATTCACTTCTGCTTTTCTGCATCCAGTGGGCATCAATTTTGTTTCCATCTTTCAGATAAAAAGTCAATAACCTATCATCTCCAACAATTACTTTTTCAATTCTCTCATCGATTATTTCGCTTGTAAGTTCATCAACACCAAGAATCTCTTTTGTTATAATTTGAAGAGCATCGTTTGGAATTTGCTTGCTTAAGCATTTTTTTGAGCCAAGCCTTATGTAAGTCCCGCATCGCCATACGTATTTCCTATAGTTCTTCTTCATTCGAAAAGTACATCCACAATGAGCACATATAAGTTTGCCTTTAAAAGGGTTATCTTTTGGTGTAATACCCTTATGGATTTTTTCAGTTCTTTCCTTTATTATTTTTTGAACCTTATTATAATCTTCGATGCTAATTATTGCATCATGGCATTCTTCAACGTGATACATCGGCTTTTCACCATTATTTTTAGCTTTCTTTTTTGTAATATAGTTTTTTACATAAGTAGTTTGAAAAACTGCATTACCTGTATAAACGTAATTTTTGAGCATTCCTCTTATTGTTGTTTCAGTCCACAAGCAATTATTTCTAGTAGGATACTCGCTTTTGTTCATGATATCCTTAATTCTATAAGAACCAATTCCATCTAAATACAATTTAAAAATTAGTTTAACAGCTTCAGATTCTTTAGGAACAATAACAAATTTGCTATTCTCGATGGTATAGCCATAAGGTGCTCTTCCCCACGGCTTACCTTCTTCAAAGTTTCTTCTAACACGCCATTTCATATTTTCTGATACTGATCTAGCTTCTTCTTGTGCATATGATGCAAGTATTGTAAGCATAAGCTCACCATCACTGCTTATGGAATGAATCCTCTGCTCTTCAAAATAAACATCGACATCATAACTTTTTAATTTCCTAACTGCCTCAAGCAAAGTGACAGTATTTCGAGCAAACCTTGATATTGACTTAGTTATAATCAAGTCTATTTTTCCATCTTTTGCATCTTGCAACATTTGTTGAAATGCAGGCCTGTCTTGTTTAGTTCCTGATATGCCTTCATCATAATAAACTTTTACAAATAGCCAATCATTATTGCTTGTGATGTAATCTTTATAATATTGCACCTGAGCAGAAAGAGAATGAAGCATTGCATCTTTATCACTTGAAACTCTAGCATATGCACACACTAATTTTTTCTTTTCTAGTTTTTTTGTTGCTGAAATCTTCGTTATCTGCACGTTTTTTCCTCCTTCTGTCAGTGTGTGATATTACCGCTACAAGGTTTATTTATCAAGTTATTCAAACGATAAATACTATTAGTTTTGATACAATATTTTTGGGCCATTTTATTCTCGATTTTTTTATAATCTTCAAGTGAAATGATTTTTGAATCTAACATTTTATTAGCCGTTGTGATAGCAATCAGATAATGCTCTATGCTCTCTAAGTAATTCTTGTTATTCATCTTGGTTACCATTCATTCTCATAGATTTTAAATAGCAGTCCCTAGAACAATATTTTCTTTGCCTTTTTCCATAATAAGTAAATTCACATTTGCAGTAGCTGCATAAAGCAACATTAGGATTTCTTCTTTTCATTTCACTTGTATGACTTTTCCACCAAGCAATGCGACATTTATTAGAACAAAAAATCTTAGTTTTATGCTTTGGAATCATTACAAGCTTATTACCACAATTTTTGCAAAAATTATCTTGTGGCTTATTAAATTCAATATTGTATCTATGACAAAATGAACTTACTACATTTTTGGATAGACCAAGTTCCATAGCTATAGCACCGTATCCAAGACCACTATTTCTTAATTCAATTAGTCTTTGTTTTTCTTTATCAGTCATAAAACTCACCAACCTTTGAGAGGTTTTGCCCTTTCATAAGGAGAGAGTTATTAAGAAGGCTGATGTAAAGCCAAATTGCAAAAACAATGAAAAATTCTACAAATAAATATAGATAAGCTCGCCATTGCACATATTTATGATGTGACAACTAAATAATCAATCCTTTACTAGTTGACTTTTTTTCATTATAGAGTGATTTATAGACATCAGAGGTGATTTATATGACTAAAAAGCAACAAGAAAATGAAGTCAAATATAGGCTTTCTATAATGATGCTTCTTGAACTTAAGTATAAAGGTCAAATTACAAATGAGGAATTTGTGGAAATAAGAAAAAGGCTCATAAGAAAATACAAGCCAATAATAGGATGTTTGGAGGTGAAACGTTGAAAAAGACAATAACCGAGATAAGTCCAAAAGACACAAAGTCGAAAAAAGTAGCTACAAAGAGCAAACTTAACGTCGCTGCCTACTGCCGTGTATCCACCGAAAGTGATGAGCAGATGAATAGCCTTGCCAACCAAAAAGAATACTTCGAAAAGCTGATAAAAAGCCATGAGGAATGGAACTTCGTGGATATCTACTATGATGAAGGCATTAGCGGCACAAGCCTCAAGAAAAGAGATGGCTTCAACAAAATGATAGCCGATGCACTAGCAGGAAAGATAGACATGATTGTGGTAAAATCCATATCCAGGTTTTCAAGAAACACAGTTGATGCCCTTCAAACCATTAGGAACCTTAGAAATCATGACATAAGAATCTTCTTTGAGAAAGAGTCGATAGATAGCAACGACATCAAAAGCGAGTTCATGCTCACCATTATGTCATCACTTGCTCAAGAGGAATCGCAGTCACTATCTGAGAATGTCAAATGGGGCAAGAGAAAAATCGCACAAAAGGGGTTCGTTCAGATTCCCTACTCAAATGTCCTTGGTTTCCAACAAAAAGGCAAATACGGGATAGAAATCGACAGGGAGCAGGCAAAAACAGTCGTTTTGATATATGACATGTATCTCCACGGCAAAACTACTGGTGAAATCATAAAGAAACTGATTGAGGATGGTACTCCTACTCCAACAGGCCTTGAAGCGTCACATTGGTGCAATACTGCTATTTTGTCGATTCTAAGAAACGAGAAATACTGTGGGGATGCCATTCTTCAAAAGACCTATACAAAAGATTTTCTTAATCATAAAAAGTGCATAAACTATGATGCGTTCCCAAAGTACTATGTAAAGAACAATCACGAGGAAATAATCCCAAGAGCTACATGGGAATGCACACAAGAGCTTTTAGAAAAGTATTCAAAAAGGTCTGTGAACGTAAGATATGGGGATCTCATTTTCTGCTTAGCATGTGGAAGTAAATATAGAAGGTTCCACTGGTATCACAAATACTACGAAGAGACCATCCTATCCTATCGATGTCTTGGCAAATATGACAAAAGCGTGAACTGCTCCAATATTAAGCTTTTTGAGAAACAGCTCGACGAACTTTATCATGAAACAGTCCTTCAACTATTATCATATTATAAAAAAGAACTTGTAGAATACTTCAAGTTCACAATTCCAAAGGTCATAAAAGGCAAAAGGAAATCAAACAGGATTATAAAATTGTTGGATAACATGATTTCCTTTATTCAAAGTGATTATGAGTACTATTCACTTCATATCCTAATCAAGAAAATATCGGTACATCCTGATAGAACACTTGAATTCACAATACTTAATGGAAATATCATTAAAACATCAATTCCAAAATACAGGCTCGTTGACCATTATGGACGAAAGAAAACCTCAGGCAATTAAAACCTGAGGCATTTTTATTTAGAATAATCTTTGTTGAAATATGAACTCTTTTTTTACAGAATCATCAATTGCAGTCCACACTCTTCCTGTTTTTATTATTTTAATAGGACTGGCTAGTTTTCTTGGATTAACGAAATCATAAGCATAAAAAACTCCATTAGTATCTTTTGCTTGAAATGACATACCTTCCCATTTACCTGTTGCATGCCATTTACAATATTCATCAACAGATATTGGATGAACACCAATTAGATCAACCAGTCCAACGATAGATGACTTTTTGCTGTCAACAAGTGCAATGGTTCCTCTTTTATTTGTTGAATAACATCTAGCATCAAATGCTTTCTTGCCATCTAGTATTTCATCAAGGTAATCTTTTATCATTATAAGTCCATACATACATTATCACCTTTGAATTTTTGAAAAATAGATTTAACAACTTCTAAATACGATTCTAGTTCTTCTTTATCATTATCGTCCTTAATCATATCCTCAACCTCTATAATTTCAGTTTTTAAAATATCATTAAGGACTTGTAGTTCCCTTTTATTTAGTTCCAATTCAAAACACCATCTTCCTGAATAAAAATTATCTGCGCTTCAATATCCGTTATCCATTGTATTCAAAAAGATAAATTTGTCAAATTGACTAGAATATCGAATCCTATTTTTTTGAAAAAAAAGGCACCAATAGCTTATTTTAAATTTCAAAGCAAAATAAAAAAGGGTGCTTTTTGAGAAAAAACCCATCAAACACCCTATGAAAACACTTTTTATAAAAAAGTTCCTTTTAATTGGTAAGGAACCATAACCAACAGCCTACTTGCTGCAAAGCGCATCCACCATTTTAACCTGGCCTTGGACACAACACTCTCCAGGGACACCGATAACTTATGTCAAACGGGTATTCATGACTACCATATATATATTATAGTAAGATTGTTCTAATTTTTCCTTGATTTACTTAATTATTCTTTAAAATATTGATGGTAGATTCAATTTGAGTAATAATCCATGTTTCCAAATTGCCATAATTTTTTGTTATGTATTCCTTGGTTTCGTCAGTCATTTGTGCAAGTGCATCTTTTTTAGCTTTAATAAGAGCTACTTTTTGACTTTCTTTATCAAACGTACCATTTTTCTTCAGCACTTCTACGTAAGTTTGAAATACACTTCTTACAGCATTTGTTACGATGTCGGTTGCGACAGTCAATTGTTGTTTTGCGTTTTCATCTTTAATCTTTGCATTGAGCCAAGTAATGAGCCTTGCTCCTGCATATGATATGAGTGGCAAAATTACAGCCGTTACTACTACAGATATAATATTTAAAATAATTTCGTTCATAAGTTAGTTCCTCCTTTATTTATGAGCTTGTTTATTTATGTATTTTTCGATTTGGTTTATTGCACTTGTTACAGGTCCATCGCAGCCTTGCTCTTTTAAGCCTTTTAAGCAAGCGAGGACACCATAGGTCAAAAGGGTTTGCTCCTCCTTTATCGCCTTGATATCTTTGTCTTGTTTTTCTTGTTTCAAGTACCATCTATAAACCGCAAATATCACGCCAAATATGACACCAAGTGCAGTAATCACTGACGCAATAGTTATAATTATTTGTCCTGCTTCCATAATTTCCTCCTAGTTTATCCAGCTTGGCTTTTCAGGTATGACCTTTGTTTCTGGAGCATTAAGCCAAGCCTCATACCATTTGTTTAGTTCTTCTTTTTGTTCATTGGATAAATGATTCCACCATAACTGCGAACGGTTATCCACGAAATTGAAACACTCGATTTGCCTTCTTTCTCTTATGACCTTATCTTCAAGAATATCAGTCATGGCAAAGTCACCATTTATCAGTCTCCAGTTCATTCCTATGGTGCATGTCATGAGCTTCTCATATAGTTCGTCGTCAACCTCTTTTTCGATTGATGCATCGTTGATATAAGGGCTCTCAACAAAGCCTTGTTCATTGATTCTTATCTTTTTCATTAGTTTCTCCTATACAGCGATCACTATCACTGAGTATGTCTTTGAATTTCCTGTCGTGTTGTGGATGGTCAGCTTCTTCTTATCAATCGAGAACCATTGGTTATTGGAACCTGTGCTAGCTGTATCCTTTTCTGCGAGCGATGCACCAATAATCTCATTGATGCCATAGACATCGAGATCGATTGTTGAGTACGTCGATCTAGCGACCGTGTAATTGAAAACGATTATCTGCGGACAGGTGGCATTGCTTCCTTCGTATGATGAGCCAAGCGGGCTATGAAGCCAGCAGATTCTATTCATGGAGCCATAAGGGATTTTTCCTGTCAATTCCGCATCCTCGCTGTCGCTTGATCTATAGGTGCAATATCCCTCTGGCCTGAGCTCCACCCAGAAGTTCTCGCCGTAGGCATTATTCTTTAAGCCCATGATGCAATCGTCGATTCTTTGCGTCCTAGAGAATATCGCATATGTAGGCATTCTTGGATCGGTAGACAGATCTCCTATTTTGAAGGCGGCATTCCAGTTTCCTGAGTAACTAAGACCGCTCCCTGTTATGGTCAAACCGCCGATCTCACCTTCTGATGACGTTATCTTTCCATTTACTTCCAAACCTGCGGAGTTTACCTTCATAACAGTTTTATTATTGGAGTAAAGTTCAAAGCCTGTAGATTTGAGTTTATATCCAAATGACGAGGAAACTCCTCCCTCCGAATCCGCCTTCTTTGAAACAGCCGCATTGATTGAATCTGCTGTCTGCTCCAAATCAGAGATGTCACTTTCATTCGACGCAACCTTTGATGCAAGCTTATTAGAGGTAATCGTAAGAGAGGAAATATTCTTCTCGTTGGTGTTTGCCTTAAGTTCTATCGCATCAGCTTTCTGAGTAAGTGTGGTAACATCACAATCAAGACTCGAAATATCATCCTCAGCAGCATCGACTCTCTTGCCTATTGAAGACACCGTGCTTGTAAGACCATTGATATTTGATTCGATTTTTGATTCACGCTCATTGATTTCATCGACCTTGCTATCAAAATCATCATTGGTAACATAGGATTTAAGAACCACTTCACCAGTGTCGACATTCCAATAAGAGCTACCGTCTTTTGAAGAAATAACACCAGCTTTAATGATGTTCGCCATCAATGTTCCTGAAGAAATAAAGTCAGCTACGATTTGCCCATCAGATGTAATAGCGGTCTCGTAAGGTCCGTTGTATCCGTTTTTGGAATAGCCTAGCCCATTGACGTTCCATCTCCACACTTTTAGAGCATCATTGATATTAGGCTTGTCCATAATAAGCAGTTCATAGGGCTTGCCATCTTTTACAGCTGAGTGCAAAATAACATACCCACCAGAATTACCTGTTATAAGCTTTGTAGCATTATTTATCGCATAATTTAAAAGAGATGGAAATCTATCCACCTCCGTTTTTGTTGATTCAATTTTACTTTCGATGTTTTGCACCTGCTTAACAAAGTTTGATTTTGCACTTCCAAGTGTTATGCTCGTGTATTTTTCAAGCAGAGTATCATAAGTGGTTTTTATTACTTTTGTCTTAACTGATACTCCAATTTCTGTATGCTTTACCGTTACAGTATCACAAAGAGAAACTCGCTCTAGAAGTGCAGAATATTCAGGTTGTTTCCATAATGGTTCAAAGCTAATTGTAATTGTAGGGTTTTCTATGCCAAGAGGATTATCGCTTATATATTTTTGAGCTTTTTCTCTTAGCTTGTCTTCCGTTATTTCTTCATCGCTATCAAAGTAATCCGTCATATCCTTTATAAGAGTTTTCCTTTTGGTCAAGGTAGTTGTTATCGGCAAAATCTGTTCACTAAGAGTGCAAACGACATCATCCCCATCGCCACTTGAAATAACTGCATAAGGCAAAATGTCTGTATAGATTTCAGAAATGTCACTATCGTGGTCAAGCTTCGTTAAGTTCTTGCCATACTCAATTACGACACCCTTGTTGCTTCCTCTACCTTTATGATGGATTATCGAGAAATTATCCCATTCAAACTCACCACCCCATTTATTTAGAAGGCTGCCATAAGTTCCACCAAGACAAGCTCTCACGCTTTGAGGCTTTTTAACTTCAAAGTCCTTTGCAACAGTGTAATCCGTTCTAAAAGTAAAATTATTTGGAAGAACTGTCTTTTTAAGCAACGTATCGATTGCAACTTGAGGTGCAACATTAGTAAGTGAAAATGGGATAACTCCGATATTGATCAAATCATAGGAAATGTGCTCGGCATAAATGGTAATTATCCCATTAATCGGTATAGTAATTCTGTATATTCTAAATGCCTGTAGATCAGATAAGTCATTTGGTTTTGCTTTTATGATGCGTTCCTTTTTTATTTCGCCATACAAAGAACCATTAAGAGGATACTTCAAAGTCAATTCATAAGCACCGTTTCGTTCTTCGGTTACCAAGCATGAGATAGTATCGGCAAGCACGCCTATACCAAATGTAGAAAAATCAATTGCGTCTTCTTTATATAGAATTGGAATCATAAGCTCACCCACCTTGGAATAATCTCAACGCTTGTTATTCCGCCACCAAACTCGATATGATTTTCACCATGCTCAAAAGTAGGAAATCCATCACCAGTTACTTTGTCGTTTTTAAGCGTTGTATCGTGGTAATAGTTCATAAGTTCAGAATCACATTCTGTATAGCCGTTTAGCGTTTCAAAATGCCAGACTTTGTTATTTATAGTTAGTGTTCCTGCCCCTTTGCCATTTACCTTGATATAGGGCTTAGCAGAAAAACTAAACTCGTTTGTAAGAATTACCGCGCTTGAATATGTTTGCTTTGCAAGTCCTGAAATCAAATATCTAAGCGGCTTGCATGAAAATGAAATCGTAAATAATCCTATCTTCATGCATTCATCAGAGATATCTAGTTTGCTATTAAACAAGGCTTTTCTTAAGAATTTTTTATCGTAGCTGTCAGTTAAATCATGGTACTTTCCTGGTTCTTTATAGAGCCAATTTTTTACTTTAGTAATTTTATCTGCTAATTCTTCAATAGATTTTGCAGGTAAAAAGCAATTGTAAGAAATAGTTACATTGCTAAATCTTCCATTTGGACTTATGAGGTCTCCGTCTCGTCCAGGGATAGAGATTAAAGATAGATCATATTTTGGTGCAGAATATACACTTTTAGATTGAATTCGAATCCCCATACTCTCACTAGAAATCCCATTAAAAACAAAATAACTCATGCGAACACTACTCCTTTCCTTTTTGCAAAATTACCTGCAGTTTCCATTATTTCCTCAGTCAAACTTGTGATATCTTCATTTGAATAGTTGTTAAAATTGCCAATGCTAAGTTGAAGCACCAACCCACCTTGATTTGCCTTTGCACCACCATTTATGGAATTAGCAGCACTCGAAACATTAAAATCGGTAGGTATTTCACTCATATCAGCAGATAAACCATCAAATACGTTATTTAGATTATTGACCATCCAGTTTGCGGAACTTAGTACTTCAGTTGCCGTATCATCAATACCATTTGCTAATCCTTCCATCATCATATCGCCGATCCAAGCCATCTTTTTAGATGGAGAGTGAATGCCAAAGAAATTTTTAATGCCACTCCATAAATCTCCTGCCCAGTTACTAACCTTATCCCAAATCCATCCAGCTAAGCTTTGTATGCCTTCCCATAAGCCACGAACTAGGTTCTTTCCTACGTCCGCCATTTGTGAAAAACCACTGCTAAATCCATTAATAATGGCAGAAAGTATTTGTGGCACAGCTTTTAATATTTCCATAATAATCATCGGAAGATTTGTAATCAGCGAAGTAAATAGATCGATTCCCGTTTGTATAATTAAGGGTATATTATCGATAAGTGCATCTATAATCGATGTAATGATTTTAGGTATTGCAGTTAGTATCATTTCAATTATTTCAGGCAATGCTTGAATGAGCGTTACAAATAGGTTAATGCCTGCATCAATTATGAGTGGCAAGTTTTCAACAATAGCATTAATAATTCCATCGATTATAAGAGGAATTGCCTCTATTATCGCCTCTATTATTTCTGGCAAGGCTCCTATCAAACTAGTAAATAGTTGGATGCCTGTTTCTATAATTTGAGGAATTGCACCAATTATAAAATTTATAATTGCCAAAATGACCTTAGGTAAAGCAGTAATTATGATTGGTATCGCATCAAGTATCCCTTTTGCTAAGCCTTCTACAATTTGAAGAATAGTATCAAGGAGCATAGGAAGATTAGCTATTAATGTTTCACATACCTCTATCACAGCTTGAACAATAGTTGGTATTAGTTTTGGCATTGATTTTGCTATACCTGAAGCTAAACTTATTACGATTTTTGTAGCCACATTTATGATAAGTGGTAAGTTCTTTATAAGTGTATTTACTATGGTAAGCAACGCATCCATCACCGCAGGAACTAGACTAGGTAGTAAATTAAGCAATGTTTCTAGAACTTCCGAGAACAAGTTAGTAACCATTGAAAGAAATGTAGGCAGCAAATCGCCGACAGCATCAATCAGGGCATCTACAGCTGTTGGCAAAGCCGATATTATATTTCCAATGATTGGCGTAATATTTTTCACTACTGCCTTAAAACCTTCAACAACGTTATCACATAAGCCTTGGATATTCGCTTCAGAATTACCAAATCCTGTTATAAGATTTTGCAATGCCGATTTAAGTGAATTAATCGAACCAGTTATCGTATACTCTGCTTCTTTTGCCGTAGTACCAGTGATACCCATTTGCGTTTGAATAATATGGATTGCATCGACTATATCGGCATAAGAATCAATACTAAATTCAACACCTGCTATTTCTGATGCATCGGCAAGTAAACGCTCCATTTCAGTTTTAGTACCACCATACCCAAGTTTAAGGTTATCAAGCATCGTGTAATTTTGTTTAGCAAACCCTTGATAAGCACTTTGAATCATAGACATATCAGTACCCATTTTATTAGCATTATCAGCCATATCTATGATTGCTTGGTTGGCTTTATTTGCGGCTGCTTCCGTATCTCCATTAAGTGATGCGATAAGGGATGCAGAAAACGAAGTAACTGTTTCCATGTATTCGTTAGCCGAAAGACCTGCGGCTTTATAAGCATTATCGGCATCATTCATTACTTTTTGTTGTGCATTAAGAAGGTTGTTGTATTCATCACGTACTTCATCAACCGATTTTCCAACAGACTTTGCATATTCTTCTACGCTTGATGTTTCAGTTCCAAATAAAGTCTTAACGCCACCTACTAGTTGCTCATAATCAGCATAAGCAGAGATTACTTCCTTACCAAGTTTTACGGCCATTGCAGTAGCAGCTACTCCGACTGCCACCATAGCAGCACCAATTCCCTTTAAGACTGATCCTAAGCCGCTAAACTTACTTTCAGACTTTTCTGCAGACTTTCCAGCATCTTCGATATCATCACCCATATCGTCTGCACTTTTAGCAACACCGTCCATCTCTTTTCCTGTACTATCAAGAGCTGATGTATTAGCATTCAACTCTTTTTCCATTTTGTTTAGTTCGGCCTGTGCATTGTTTAATTGAATTTGCCAATTTTGCGTTCTTCTATCATTCTCGCCAAATGATTCGGCTGCATTAGCAAGGGCTGAACGCAAAGTTTCTATCTTTTGCCTTTGAGCATCAATTGATTTTTGCAACACTTCATTTCTTGCGGTTAATGCCTGCATTGAATTATCGTTTTTATCAAACTGACTCTCTACAAGCTTCATTTCAGATCCTAATACTTTGAAAGATTGATTTATTGATGTAAGTGCAGACTTGAATTCCTTTTCACCTTCGAGCCCAATTTTCAAACCAAAACTATCTGCCATTTGCGTTCACCTCCTATAAAATTGAGTATAAAAAAGAGACTTCCATAATAGGAAATCTCATAATTTGTTTTTTTATTTGTTTATATCAGCACTTAACGTTTTAACATAATCCGAAAAGAAATTCTTTTCTTTTAATTTGGGTTAATAAAGCATAACAATATTCAACATTCATATGATATGATGAATTATCTGTGAAATTTTTAAAGATAACTTGAACATAACTTGTCGGATTATAGTTTGTTGATGAAGATATTTCTCCGCCACCAGTAATGTTTCCAAACATTTCTCCCCAACCACCTTGATAATTCAAATATTCTTGAAAATCGTTATAATGGTTATACGTATAGAATAAATATTTTTCATTTACATCCATTATTTTATCTCCATTTGCGTCATAGCGAGTATAAACAATTCTTGCTGCTCCTCTTGAAATGGAATAACCATTGTTGTAATTTGCTGGAGGATACTTCGGATCACAATTTGTTCCTGTAGTTCCTATGTCAACTTCATAATAATATAACTCGCCTCCACAGCCTCTAATATTCGGCAAGACAGGTTCATATGGATATTGGATGGTATCTCCAGAAAAATATGTATTATTTAGTCTTAAATACTTTCCCCAAATTGATGTATTAGGATCAGCAGTTTTTCTTTCTGTATAATTTGCAGGAACTTCTCCAAAAGCAAATATATACGAAGCTACTTCTTCTAAAGTGACATATCCTCCGCCCTTATATATTTCATTAACAATATTTCCGTATGAATCAATAACATAGTACGTGTTACCATCAGCTGAATAATTGGCTGAACTGTTTCTAAGATATAATCCATTTTCTTTAGGCCTATATTTGGATAGAGTCGGTTCTTGTTTTTGAGGTTCAATTGAGCCAGACATAAAACCATGTAATGAACGATAATAAGCGTCGATATAGTTATTTGCTAATGAGTAGTTAGAATAAAATTCTTGCTCTGTTATGTCTTTGTAAGGATCGTCACCAATTGATGTTTCATTAATCAGTATTTCATTACTATAAACATTACCGATTTTTCCTACTATGCATATAGGGCCATCATTAGTAATGTATATTTTATTTCCAATAATATAAGCATTTTTTTCACCAAAATTGAAAATAAATTCAATGTTTTTAGCAGCAGAAACGGGAGTTACGGCGTAATCTAAAGTAGCAAAATCGCCAACCCCACATATTTGTTTATTTGATGTTAAAGATATATTAGTTGGATTTCCACTTCCTTTAACAGTGGTAATTTCTATTTCATTACTTACGATATCTCCACACTTTGCGACGATTGTTGCAATTCCACCACCTGAATTAGCTATAATTTGGTTAGTACCTGATAATGAAATATAGTATTTTCCTTTTGTTATTTCATATGTGATTTTTCCAGTAGCAGACTCTGGGTATTTTGTGGCAATAAGCATAGCACTCTCTCCTGAAGATAAATAATATTTGCTAGCTCGTAATTCGATTTTTTGAGTAATTAATGCATCAATAACTCTAATTGTTATGATATTGCTATTTAAATCGCCTTTTTTAGCAACGATATTAACTTGTCCAACAGATAAACCTGTTACTAAATTATCATAAATAGACGCAGAATTTGCTCCATCAATTATCTCATAAATAATATCCTGCATGTCTGAATTACTTACAATAGATATGTCACAGGTAAGTTCAGATACTTCCCCAACATAAATTTCATACTTTGATGCTGACAAAGTTAATACTTCTTCACTAGTTCTTTCATGAATGGTAATGACAATTTCATTGCTAATTATATTACCATAAGTAGCAATTATTTTAACAATTCCCGCACCTTTTCCAATGAGAATGTCACTATTCAAATCAGCATATTCTCTTCCATATGTAATTTGATAGTTAAAAACATTGTCATTTATATCTTGATCCTCAAAACTATTTAAACGACAATTTAATTTTATACTCTCTCCAATGTATATATCATATTTTGAGGCACTTAATTCTAATTCATAAATTGATGTGTCGATAACATGAACATCGATACTATCAGAGTAATTATCAATTTTTAACGTAACTATTGCTCTACCGACATCTTTCGCTATAATTAATCCGCTTTCATCTACTTGAATACATTCACTATTACTTTGCCATATAGACTCTTTCTCTTTTAGATTACTGGAGCATTCATAATCCAACTGAAAAGAAGAGCCAATAGATATCTCTATTGGACTATCTTGTAATATCCTAACATAATTTTGCGAGCTAAAATCACAAGACACTAATAAAAATACTATTGGAAAAATAATAATAAAAATTTTAAGTCTTAATTTTAAAAATTTTTTTATTTTATTCATTGTCATCGATTACATATATTACGATATTACCAACACTTATTCTTCCTTTATTGGCAGTACCAATTGGTCTTGTTTTGATAATAATCCTAACATCTGTTGTTCCTGCTCCAAACATAACTGAATAAGTGTCTTGGTTAGTTCTATCTGTGGACAAAGTAATATCATTTAATAAATCTAATGCGGTAACCCAATCACCATTTTCATCCTTGTATTGTAAATATGCTGTACTATCTGATGAATCTAAGTATTCCGAATCACTCCAAAATGAAAGATTTATATCAAATCGATATACTAATTTATCAAAATGGTAAGTAAGATATGCTTCACCTTCGCCTTGTTTACGTGGTGATAAGTTAACATATTGATTCTCAATATAACCACAACGTTTTCTTGAAGTAGTTATTGTTAAATCTGCCAATTGAATCGGATATGTAGTTTGGTCTCTATAAGATTCAGTGAAACCATAACCTGATGGTAATAAAGAGTATTTTTTATTTGCAAAATCTACTGGCTTAGTAAATTGCATTGTTCTTGTATAATAATAAGCCAATGGTGCACCATAATCATTGTAGCATATTACGCTAACATAATACGATGAACCAGCTGCATTTAATACTCTATTCCATTCGGCAATGCTTGGAGTGTATTTTTCTTGGTTTAAATCACTTTTTTTAAATATTTCATTTTTATTTCCATCAAAGAAAACAAGTCCCCACTTATTGATAACGTCTACATTTTGCGTTAAATTTGTATTCCAAGAATACGTTGGTGAAATATCATATTTATTTCCGGCGATAATATTCACGTTTGTAGCAACTTCTGTTGTAATGGAATAATTAAATGAACAATATTCAAAATTACTCGAATATTTTGTTCCATCTAACGTTACTTTTATTGTAAATATACTCCTTTTGGCATTACCATTAGTATAATTTAAATAAGAAAAATTACTTTTGCTAGTCGATTCAGCAACAACTACATTAGACACTTTATCTATTAGTTGAATTTTAAAATTAGAAAAATCAATACTGCTTACTGAAGGACTACCGGAAGGTGTCGAGAATGAAGAATTATATAATGTTATCGTGTTTGCATTTATTGTTTTTCCTATATCCAACGTAATGTCTTTAGAATAAGAGTAACCGCTTACTGCTGCCGAATTTGTTAACACAAAATTAACTGAATTGTTATATGCATTTCTTGCACGTTCATAATTCACTAGTCCATATCCTGCATCATAATCAACTTCATCAGTTTGTCCCATAACATAAGTGGTTGTGTTGCATAATAAATTTGTAACATTTTCAGGATGATATTTTAAGTCATCAAATTCATCCATTAAAAGGGCTACAATTCCTGTAACCATAGGAGCAGAAAAGCTTGTTCCACTAATACTATAGCCAATATTATCAATATTCGCTATAGCTCCACCAGGAGCCGTTAATGTAGGTTTTAATAATTTTGTAGTTTCATTACTTTGCAATCCTGCCGATGAGAAAGAACTTATTGCTAAATTTGAGTCATTAGATGCTACAGAAATTACATTTGCACCAGTAGAAGGGCTACCTATCACGTTTGAATCGCCACTATTACCTGCAGATATTACAAAAGATGCTTTTATTTCTTTCACAATGTAGTCCGCATATGCAGAATCAGCAGTATATCTGCCAGTACTCGCACCATTACTTCTATTAATAACATTTACACCTTTACCAATCAACCAATCAACACATTCATTAAATGTGTGATTATACAATGCGGCAAAATAAATAGATGCATTATTTGCTATACCAACATTGCTAGCATATATCGAAGAAGTTTGAAAGGCATGACTTGTTTTATATGTTCCAAATGTTTCATAGTGTATTCCTGATAAATTTACATAATTGGATGGAATGCCACTTTCGATTGAACCAATTTTTATACCACTACCATCATATGCTTTTACTCCACTAATTCCAATATCTGCTAAAGCAGTTTCAAAATCATAATCTAAACCTGAAGTTGTATTGCGTGTCGCTAAATCTTGCTTCATATCATCTTCTATAAAAACTTTTTCTAATGAAGCATTATCACTAGATCTTAATAATGCAAAATCACGTGTATATAGTTCGGATAATGAATCATATGTATAAGTGATATATGGACCATATTGACTTGCATACACTTCTTTAAAATCAATTAGATTTAAACTATCTAAAATTTGATTATTATATCGTTTATAATAATCGTTCAATTCCATTCTATGTTGCTGAAGTTCAAAATCATTAGTAATATTTTCATGTTGACAATCAAATTCAGTTGCATACTGTAAAGTCAAATAAACATCATCGTTTAGTTTAGATAAATCTACCGAATCAACTGAATTATCATAATAATTGTTTAATGAATATACTATTTTATTTTCAAATGTTTGTTCAATTTTATCATTGCTTGAAATATTAAAAGAAGCTGCTGAATTTACACTAATGGTAAGCATTAACAAAATAAATATCTTTTTTATCATTTTTTTATCTCCTATCTATAGCAAGAAGACTCCTTGCGATTAGTTAATAAATTATAACCATATATATTTTTAATATAATCATTTCTTTCAATAAAATCTTGTTTTTCTATTTCTATAACGAAATAGTCCACAATAACATCACAATCTACATACTCTGGAGATTCAAATTGAAAAGTAATATCAATTTTTTTTAAGGAATCGTTTATTTGAATATCTAATAGACTAATATTTTTTTCGTCAGAAGAATGTAAAAATGGTGAGATAATTAAGATTTTATTTTCAAAATATGACGCATCATAATTCATACTTTCTAATAAATCTATTAGCTTTTGAAATACATTTTTACTTGAATTAAATTTAGAACTTAAATATTCAAATTCATCATATGTATTTATGATGTAAATGTTAGTATATAGTGATTCATCAATAGAACCAAACATATTAACATCTCCAATTGTTGTTGTAGTGTTTTTTAATTTTTCCAATTTTGTCACCCTATTAGTTTCAACTATATCGTTAACATCTGGTTCTTTAATTTTATTATTGTAAGCTTGAGAACATCCTGTCATAGCAAAAAAGAACGCAAACGTTAAAATCACAAGTTTTTTCATTATTATCTCCTTTCTGATTATTTTGTTTTTCATTTCTAATTATTTTTAGATCAAAGGAAAATAGCACTAATTTCTTTGATCACTCCTCAAATCCAGAGAATAACGCCATAAGCAAGATATTCTTTTGTATGCATTTGTCTTGCCCCCTTTTTTTATATTAGTAAAACAGACTATTTTATTCTTAAATTAACCAAAAACTCTCTTTAAGAACATAATTGAAGTAAATTAACTTGTATATTTTTATATTGAGATAATTTCAAAACATAGTGGAATGAACTTGTTTGCTACATAACTCACCGAATTATTTTGTAATTTAATTATACAATTAAAATTTAATTATTTCAATTATTTAACAATAAATAAATATTAATTTCGATTTTTAACTTATAATTCATCAGGAATAATATCGTCAATAAAAACTTCTACTTTAGGCTTAGATATGCCATTGTACTGTTTATGGCATTCCCATAAGTCAAGTAAAAGTCCAAAGGGCATCATCCACACTTCATCTTGTGACAAGTGCAATTGCGATAGCCCATAATATAAAAGACGAGTAAACAACTCTTCGTCACTTACTCGCCCACTGCGTTTTTTGTTTCTACACTCTCAATATTTCGTTTTGTCCCTTTCAATAGAGCCTCAGTAATCGCATCTTTAAAGTTTGCAATATCCTGTGGTGTTGTTAAAAGTTCCACCTCATCTTGAGTCAAGAGTGGCTTTTCGTTTCCTTTGTTCTTGTAATTGAAAATAAGAATAGGTTGATTGGCAAGCGTTACAATAAGCCAAACAATCTCACTGATTGCATCTTCGTAATTTTCGCTTTTTACAAGTTTATCTCCAAGGTTAGAAAGGCCACCGTACTTTTTAGCAATTTCTTTTGTTGCTTTAGTTGTTAAAAGCAATTCATATTCCTTTTCCCCAATCGTAATGACTGAGTTTCTTTCATCTGCCATTTCTGTTTACCTCCTTAGTATTCAGGCTCATATACGCTATTGTACCAAGCATTAATTGTTTCACTGTTTTCTTGTGTTTCAGTAACTTCTGCCTTCCATGGATGCTTATTCTTTCCATCAGGTTTATTGCGTCTATAAATAGCACCTTCAATAGTCGGAGTTGAGAAAGTGATTGAATCACCCTTAGTAGCAAGGTTAGTTGCAGGAATTCCAAATAATACTCTATAAAGCCAATAATACTTATATTTTCCATTTGATTTCTTTGCTCTAAATCCTATTGCTACATATTGAGAGATATCCTCACCACCTGAAATAAGTACACCATTACTATCTAGCGTCGCACCCACAAGAGCTACCGCTGCCTCATTCCCGATATCGTCTACGCCAAGTGAAATAGTACCGCTCTTAAATTCCTTTACCGTTTCAGATTGACCATCATCGGCAAAAAGGATAGCCTCATTCAATTCGATAGACAAATCAGCTGAGATCGCCTTTGCGAGTTGAACAGGTGTTCCATATGTTTCGTTACCATTTTTGTCTTCCGTGATAGGTGCATAGACAAGTTTGTCTAAACCAATTGTTGCCATTTTATTTATTCCTCCAATTCATAATTTTTTGCTATGTCCACAACATAGTGAAAATAGTCAGTTTCAGTTTCGTAACCGATGTATCTACGGTCGGTTACTGTAAATTCCGCATTTAATAGTTTCTTTACTATTTGATTTGTTATTTTTTTGTAATTACCTTTTGTATAAATTGAAACTCTCAATTCTTGTACTTCGGCATTAGGCATATTATCAGCATGCAATTCAAAAGTATCTGACATTGGAACTAAAACTAGGTAAGTATCTGTTGCAGTTCCTTTATATACACCAGTTGCTATTGGAACACTTAAAGGTTCTAGTAATTCTTTTACATCAGCTAAAACACTCATAATCTATTTATTTCCTCTTCCATTTTTTGTGTCATTTTATCTATGCACGCTTTCTTTGACTGGCTTTTCGCAGGCTTCAAGAACGGCTTGGCAGGTTGATCTGACTTTCCATACTCAATGATATTGGCTATCATAGCATTAGATTTTCCGTCCCTTCTTGGTTCTGCAAAACCAACCTTTATATTGTGGTTTCCATCTCTACCTAAAAGCACCTTACTTAAACCAAGAGAGCTTAAAAGCTCGCTTGTGGAATTTCCGCTTAATACACCTTGTAGATTATTTTTAACCTTATCGAGAACAATCTCTCCACCAGCTTCAAGAACATTTTCACTAACCTCATCCATTTTGTTTCCAAGTTTAGATAGTTTTTTTAATAGTTCTTCTGGTAAATTACAAGTGCATTTAGCCATTTGATGTCACCGCCTTCTTAGCCAAGACCTCAATATACATATTCCTGCCTTTTACATTTTCGACAGATAAAATATCGTATTCCTCGTCATTGAAAACGATATATTGCTTTGTCGTTATATTTAGATTTGGTATTTTCCTAAAGCGAAAGAGTTCGGTAGCCTCGCTAAAAGCCGCCAAATTCGCCCAACGTTCGCTTCCATGGCGACCTTCAACAAACACTCGAATGCTTGCCAAAACCGCCACACGTTGCGAAGAAAAGCCCTCAGAATCGGTTATAAAAGTCTTCTCACATATCTTTGCAGGTTTATTCATTAATCCTAAGCCCATACTCACACCTTCCAATTTCGATCCATTATAAGTAGTAGATTTACCGTCTTCCATACTTGTTCTGACGCATTCGGTGTATTTGCAAAGAAACCACCAGTACTCCCATCACGAGATTCATAGAAATGTGACGCAAGCATAATGATTGCCTGCTTTGTTGTTGCAGACATAGGCATAACGCTATAAGTACCTTCAGTTATATGTTGATAGCTTTCTGCATAGGAAATGGCGGCAGCTATGAAACTAAGAATAAGACTGTCATCGTCGTCGAATGTTATGATTAAATTTTCTTTCACCTGTTTTAGTAATTCATTAGCAATCATATCTGCCACCTCCTATTTTTTATTATTCCTTTTGAGCAAGAACCTTGATTGCTTCAGGAAGAATAAGCTTGCCATCTACTCTTTGAGTAGCAACAAAACCAACTTGACCTGTTGCAGCATAGAGTTCATTAAGGCGCTTGAAACTACGAGATTGTCTATCGGCAACCCAGTAATAGGAGAAATCACCAAATGCAATGGTCTTTGCACCCGCTGCAATGGTAGGAACATAACTTGATGTAAATACTGGTCTACCCAAGATAGTATCAGGAGTATTCGCAGTAAGTGCAGGTTGCCACAAGTAATTACCATTATTGTCTTTTAGTTTTCTGATTGCTTTAATAGTTGCATCATTAAGAACCCATACAGCATTCTTTCTATAAGGTGCTTTAAGTGAATAGAACAAGTCGATAAGTTCATCTGCGGTAATTGCTGTAGAGCTTGCTGCAGTTACACCTACCTCCGCACCACCTGTTGCATTAAAAATACCAATTGGTTTTCCAACACCATCACCATTGAAAAATGCATCTTCCTCTTTATTACCAATTCGTCTTGCAAATTCCTTTGAAATATAAGACTCAAGGTTAAATACAGAATCATTCAAAAGCTCTTCAGACACCTTAATTAAAGTACCAAGTTTATATGCACCAATTGAAACTTGAGAAAATGCATCATCACTTTCGTTAATAGTGCCTTCTTCATCTACCCATGATGCAGTACCTTTCGTTGCGACAACAGGAATTTTTCTATCTCCTGAAGATGTAGTAATTACTTTTGCGATCTTTCTAAATAGATTTTCTTCTTCTAGGCTTTCAACAAGTGTCTTTTCATATTCGTCAGGAACAAGATATCCGCCTTCAGTGTCAGAACCGATTTGAAGTGCATTCATTACATCAGGTCTTACCGCCTTTGCTCTCATAGCATTCCAGAAAGACTTTTTATATGCTTTAGATTTTCTACCTACATTTTCTTCTTCATCTTTAGCTACCATAGGTTTAGCAGTCAAAGGAGTCGATACAGGTTTATTAAGTTCTGCTTCGATTGCATCTTTTCTTTCCATACGCTTAATTTCATTAGTATAAGATTCAAATTCTTTTTCCATCTTGGTATAAATAGCATCATCTTCTTCGCTAAGTACACCTTGATCGTTTCTGTGGGAGTCAAGGAAGTTTTCCATTGCACTCCAAGTTTTGGCACGTTTTTCATGTAATTCAGTAATAGTCATAATTTTTATATCCTCCATTAAATTAAATTTTTTATTTGACTAAGTTTTGCTTTAAGCTCATCAATGTTTCTGCCTTTTTGTTTAGGCTTTGCATCTACTTCTTTATTTGTAATTTTGTTAAATAGTTTTGTTGCAAACACATGTTCTTGAAACTCAAAACTTTTACTTGAATTTGCTTTCTTTTCGTCTTCGAGTATTTCATCCGCAAACCCAAGTTCAATAGCTTTATTTGCATTCATCCATGTAACTGCGTCCATCATGTGGCTTAGGACTGTTCTTGAAAGTCCTGTCTTGATTTCATAGGCATTGATAATCGATTCTTTTACTTCGTTAAGTACTTCAATCGTTTTACTCATGTCCCTATGGTCACCATTGGCACTAGTTGATGGATTATGAATCATAATAAGCGCGGTAGGTGCAATGACGACCTTAGTTCCTGCCATGGCTATTACGCTTGCGGCACTAGCGGCGATTCCGTCGATTTTAACTGTAACCTCGCCTTTATAATCCATTAGCATTGAATAAATCTGCGAAGCTGCAATACAATCTCCACCAGGACTATTAATCCAAACGGTAATCGGACCATTGCCAGAGTAAAGCTCGTCTTTGAACATTCGTGGCGTAATATCGTCATCGAACCATGATTCTTCCGCTATTGTTCCATTAAGTTCTAGGACTCTTTCTTCCACTTCGGCTTGATTTATCCATTTCCAAAATTTTCTCATCGGCTGTATCCTCCTTTTCTATATTTGCATAAGCTCCTGCTTTATTAAGCGGTAGCATATTGCCGTTGATTAGGTATAAGTCACCGCCATCTTCGGCAGGAATCTTATCCATGTTTTCAAGTTCTCGTATATCATTTGCAGACATCCAGCCATTTTGCCTTGCTACTGCATAACCACTCATGCGAGATTCGTAATCACCCCTAAGCAAACCTTCAAGATTAAACTTGAAGAAATACTTTCGTTTTTCATCTTCATTAAGTAATGCTCTAGATAACGACTGCTCCCATCTGATAACCCACGGATCTAAGGTATACTTAACGAACTCGAGTGATTGCTGTTCAATATTAGAAAAGCTCGATTTCTCAAGGTCACCCACCATATGAGGCGGAACTCTGAAAATTCGAGCTATTTCGTCAATTTGAAATTTTCGTGTTTCTAAGAACTGGGCTTGTTCTGGCGAGATGGAAATCGGTGTATACTTCATTCCTTCTTCAAGCACTGCGACCTTGCCAGAATTAGCAGAGCCACCGAATGTCGAGTTCCAGTTCTCTCTTAGTCTTGATGGATCCTTAATTGTCCCTGGATGCTCCAAGACACCAGATGGTGCAGCACCATTCGCAAATAATTTTGCACCATACTCTTCAGTGGCAATTGCCAGTCCTATTGCATTTTTGGCCATCGCTATTGGCGAATATCCTACTAGCCCATCAAATCCAAGTCCTGGAATATGTAAGACGTCTCTTGGCGTTAAATACACTGTCACTCCTTCCATAGTCTTTGCTTCGTCAGAGCTTCTCGTGTATATGTAATAAAGCTCACCATTTTCGTCTCTATCGACTTGCATCTTATTTGGCATCAAAGGATATAAAGCTACAACCTCGCCCTTACCATTTCTTATTATCTGGGCATAAGCATTCCCCCATAAAAGCAAATGAGTCATAAGCGTTTCCCTAAAGATGAATGAGCTCATTTCTTTGTTTGGTTCGTCATGCAGTAAGTGATAAAGGTTGTTGTCTATCGCTCTTTCCTTTCCGCCGTCTTCCTTATATCGATAAAGATGTAATGGCAATCCTGCAACAGCTTCTGCAAGAATTCTTACACATGAATAAACTGCGGTCATTTGCATTGCACTTCTTTCATTTACATTCTTGCCAGCTGAAGAACCACCCATATAAAACGAATAGGAACTGCCAACAGTTCTGTTATCTATCTTGGGGTGATCTCGTGATTTGAATAGTTTGTTTATAAGTCCCATCTTTGACCTCCTAAATAATTAAAAGACCTCTTGAATCATAAACCGAATCAGAAGTCTCTCCTTTATTTCTTATTGCTCTATCAAGTGCCATAACAGTTGCCACGCTACCATCAATCTTCTCTGTGGATTTTGACTTATCCATCTTTATATTTCCTGCTGGATCTGTTCTAACACACACATTGTCCATCATCCATCTAAGCACTGGATGTCCGTTATGCCTTAGCGTTTTACCAAGGACCAAGTTCATAAGCTCTTTTGTCGGTGGGCTCATATCTTTAAACCCCTGACCAAAGGGAACGACTGTAAAGCCGAGTCCTTCCAGATTTTGAACAAGCATTGTTGCACCCCACCTATCAAAAGCAATTTCTTTTATGTTGTATTGCTTCCCAAGTTCATCTATAAAGGTTTCAATGTATCCGTAGTGGATTACATTCCCCTCGGTTGTTTCAATGAAGCCTTGCCTTTCCCACAAGTCATAAGGAACATGGTCTTTATTGACTCTTGCTTCCATATTTTCTTCGGGTATCCAGAAATAAGGCAGGATGTAGTAATGCTCATCTTCTTCAGTTGGTGGAAACACTAAAACAAATGCAGTGATATCCGTTGTTGAAGAAAGGTCTAGTCCACCATAGCAAACTCTCCCTTTCAAATCTTCAGGATAAAAGTCAAACCTGCAATCGTCCCACTTTTCCATAGGCATCCATCTTACTGCTTGTTTTACCCATTGATTTAGCCTTAACTGTCTGAATGAATTTTCTTCTGCAGGATTTTGTTTTGCACTTTCACAAGCCGCCTTTACCTTGTCTATTCCAACTGTTATGCCAAGTGATGGATTTGCCTTTTTCCAAACTTTAGGATCTGTCCAATCATCATCCACTTCCGCTCCATAAATGACTGGGTAGAATGTAGAATCATGTTTTCTTCCTTCAAGAATGTCTTTTGCTTTTTGGTGAGTTTCGTAACAAATAGATTTAGTATCAGTTCCTGCTGTGGTGATTAAGAAATATAAAGGTTGCATTCTTGCATCGCCAGAACCTTTGGTCATAACATCAAAAAGTTTTCTATTTGGCTGAGTATGCAGCTCGTCAAATACAACTCCGTGTATGTTAAAACCATGTTTGGAATAAGCCTCAGCGGACAAGACCTGATAAAAACTATTCGTCGGCAAATAAATAATTCGCTTTGTTGCCGATAGTATCTTGCACCTTTTATTAAGTGCAGGACACATCCTTATCATGTCTGCTGCAACCTCAAATACGATTGATGCTTGTTGCCTATCGGCTGCACATCCATAAACTTCAGCTCTTTCTTCACCATCACCACAAGTTAGGAGCAAAGCAACTGCAGCTGCAAGTTCCGATTTACCTTGTTTTTTTGGAATCTCGATGTAAGCAGTATTAAATTGCCTATATCCATTAGGTTTCAATGTTCCAAACAAATCCCTGATTATCTGCTCCTGCCAATCTATAAGTTCAAATGGCTCACCTGTCCATGTACCTTTCGTATGGCACAAGCATTCAATAAAGTTAACCGCATAATCTGCAGCAGCTTTATCATAGGTGGAGTCTTTAGCTTTGAACTTAGTCGGAACATACTTTTTAAGTTTTCGCAAATTTCCACCTCCTTATCAATAAGAAAAAGCCGACCATCAAGCCGACTTTGATTCTCTTTACTTTTATTCATACTTTGGTATTGTTTCGATTATTTTTTCAATCTCGTCATTGCTAATACCTAAACCTTCAAGCGCCTCTCTCGTACCACACGTTGGGCAAATCGGCGTTTTATTATCTACCCTTGAAATGGCAGATGGTGCCTTGTAGTTCTTGCCACATTTAGGACAAGTCTTCATAAAATTATCGTTTGTCTTCATCGTTTACCTCCAAGCTAAATTTTAGTGCTTCCAATAGATATCTTTTGTCAAATCCAAAGTCTTCATACCCTTCAAGGCAGGTATCAACATAGAATTTCGTGGGGCAGGAAAGCTTCCTGTCCTCATGCATTATGTAGACTAAGGCGTTTATTTTGCCCTGTGTTGCGTTTTTATTTTCAAATGGAACATTTACCCATTCCCTATAATAAAAGGAAGGATACCCCTCGTAAACGTCAAGTGAAGCCAAGTCTTGTCCACTCACAAGCCACACGCCAACTGGAACCTTATGCCCTTTAGCTTTTTCAATTGTAAGGTATGCACCTGTTTTGCTTCCTTTAAACATGAGCCTGTAACCATCAATGAATGATGTTCCAACCTTGGTAGCATCAGGGCATCTTCTTTTCATTTGCCTTTCATTTAAGTTTGAACCATAGGCTAAATAGTAAGTCTTCTTCATATAAATTACCTCCTTAGGCTATAGAAGTAGGTCTTACCCCACTTCTAAAGCTTGCATCTCCTCTTAAATTTTTCGTTAATGTTTCCCTTGCAGTTTTAAATTCCTCGCCAATGAAGCCTAGTCTTAATAACCAAGTTCTCATTGCGTATTTAGGATTTTCATTTTGTTGAGGTTTCGAAGAAGCACCACTTACCTTCTTTGCCATTTGGCTTAAGGCTAAGCAGAATTGAATGTAGCTTTTGAGTTGCCCTGCGTGAAGGCCATTTTGTTTTCCATCACTTGGACTCTTAAATTCGAAGCATCTAAATTCAATTGTTCCTTTTGTGAATGTTGCATGGAAGTTTAGGATGTGGTAGCGACTGCTATTATAATGTTGCATTCTTCCAAAGTCACAATTTTGACTTTCGTACCAAACATCTGCAAATTTGCTCATTGTTTGTGGCTTCTTTCTATTGACTGCTTTTAAGAATCTAGGGTCTACTGTTTGGCAGTATCTATCAATTCTATAATTATCAATTCCTAAGGCTTCAATAATTAGGCTTTCGTGACTTGCCATAATGTTTGTTAGGTTTCTTAGGGTTTTAGGTGTATGTCCACTCGCAGACACATGGATATGCACTCCACATCCTCTAGAAGCATCGCTTTTTGCTCCAGCTTTTCTTAATGCTCTAACAATTTCTTGTAAATCTTCAATATCATCGTATGTTAAGATTGGCGTAACCATTTCGCATTTTTCGCTATCAGGTCCCGCAATTGATACATCCTTTTGAAACTTCCAAACTCTATCTTTTTTGTCCTTGCAGGCACAAGCATCGTAACCATAATCTCTTGCTGCGTACCATGGTCTTGTTCCAAAGTATGCTGCAACCACCTTTGCTGCATTCATTCTTGTGATGTTGTTCATTTCAATTTCAACACCGATTGTCTGTTCCTTCATTTCTTCAATTTGCTTTACAATTTTTTCTTTCATCTTCGTGTCCTCCTTGAAGTTTTTTTCTTCCCTTCGTCGTGTATATATATCACTCTAAAAGGACACTATATCAAGTCAATTGTGTATCTTTTTTTAACTATTTTTATATATCATAGATATATAAAGTGCTTTGCTTTTTAGATATCTTTGCATACTTTCAAATTAGCTTTTAATGAAGATAAAATGTTGCAGTATCTTTCTCTTTCTGAACCTTCAGAATTAAGCATACAATCAACAAAAAATTCAATTGCATCTTCTTTTTTATCCCATATTTGTTCCTTGCCATAGCATATTGTTTTAACGGTATTTAGCTTTTCGCATTTATCAACCCCATATACAACATTTAGTGAACTTCCATTATCCCAAGCAACCATGATCGAACCGATATCATCAACACCTATTACCGTGCCTCTTGTTCCAATTGGTGGTGCTTGTTTATCGTCCATCTTGATAAGTTCAACTCGACTACCAACAGGGAACTCTTTTTTTAAGTTTTCAATATCAATCATAGTTCTTGTCCATCCTTTCCTATCAGCTTAATATTTTGGATAGTTCCGTTTTTAAATAAGCTAAGTGCGTATTTGCAAGCCTCTTCTTCACTCCAGTGTAATGATTCAATGTAGTAATTAACAAGGAAGTCGATGCCGCTCTTTCTTGTATTGGTCTTATCGCACATTTCATATAATTTCTTTCTAAATTCGTTCATTTTTCATACCTCCTTTAGGTAGTATATATATCACTCTAAAGGAGATTTATATCAAGTCATTAGCAAAGGAATTATCTGACTTTTTCTCAACTTCTTTAACCACATCAAGATAGTTGATTTTCTCACCATTTCTAATGCAGTAAACACCTTCAGGATCACCGCCGTTATCAATATATCGTCTTAAAATAACCGATGCATATTTCTCATCTAACTCCATCGTGTAGCAAATACGATTAGTGAGTTCACAAGCCATTAGAGTTGATCCAGAACCACCAAAAGTATCAATTACAATTGCATTTTCCTGAGAGCTATTTTGCAAAGGGTAAGAAAGCAAATCAAGAGGTTTACTTGTTGGGTGATTTTCATTCCTCTTAGGTTTTTTAAAATTCCAAATGGTAGTTTGTTTTCTGTCTGAGAACCATCTATGCTTTCCGTTCTGTAAGAAACCATAAAGTACAGGTTCATGCTGCCACTGATAATCAGATCTACCTAATACAAGTGAATCTTTTACCCATATACAACATCCTGCTAAATGGAAACCTGCATCAATAAATGCTTTCCTAAAGTTAAGTCCTTCGGTATCTGCATGGAAGACATATCCTGCTGCACCACTTTCACAATGAGCAACCATGTTATTAAAAGCATCAAGTAAGAACTGATAGAATTCTTCATTTTTGATAGAATCGTTTTTGATGGTTAGCCCACTTGAAGATTTAAAAGACACACCATAAGGAGGATCTGTAAGCACCAAATTTGCCTTCTTCCCATCCATAAGCTTATTGACGTCTTCTGCATCGGTTGCGTCTCCACAATAAAGAACGTGCCTTCCGATTATCCATCTATCGCCTTTTTCAACGAATGATGCTTTTTCCAAAGCGGCAGACAAATCGTAATTGTCGTCTTCAATGTCCGTTTTGCCTTCCTTGAACAGGTCTGCGAGTTCATCATCATCGAAACCTGTAAGGGACAAATCAAAAGACTCCCCTTCGAGAGCCTCCAATTCTACCTTTAATATTTCTTCATCCCAGCTAGCATCAAGTGCCATTCTGTTATCTGCAATGATGTATGCTTTCTTTTGTGCTTCAGTCAGATAGTCAACAAGCACACAAGGGATTTCTTTTATTCCTTCAGCTTTTGCTGCTTGAACTCGCCCATGTCCTGCAATGATATTATAATTTTTATCAATAATCACAGGATTAATAAAACCAAATTCACGAAGACTTGAACGTAGTTTCGTAATCTGAGCTTCGCTATGCGTCCTTGCGTTATTTATATATGGTATGAGCCTGTCAATGCTAACAAGCGTCATTTCTTTGGTTGTTTTCATTTTTACCTCCTCATAAAAAATAAAAATTACCGAGAGTTTGCGCCGACACGCCTATTGGCGAGTTTTACTGTCACTGCGGGGGTTAACCCTACAGAGTTGATTCCGTCACTCGATAATTTCATTATTTGATTAATATTTTTCCTGTTTCCAAGGAATATTTCTTCCACACTGTCACTATATTTGAAAAATAGGCATCGACTTCGTTTGTTCCAACAAAAATCGGCCTTCTTATTCGGATGTACACTGGCGATAGGGTCGAATTCCCCCAGTCATTCGTCCTGTACAATCTCTGCGATATTCCGCTCAGCGATTCGATGACGTTTACGTATAGGAATCTCGAGCCTATATCTTGCTCGGTGACCTTAACACTCCACTGACATCTCAATCGGTACTTTCGCTTGTTCCTTTTCCTGTATGTGACAAGTTGCTTTACGCAGATCTGCAAAGAATCCTCAACCTGCAATGATCCATCGATGATCTCGACGCAGAACTTCAGCGGGTTGCTCGGGCCGATGATCATCGTGTTGTTACCGTCCAGAACATTGGCGAGCCTTATGATTGGCATTGACAGCTTCCTTCCTCCGATTGTCGCAAGCCTATCCTCGAGGCCCTTTATAGAATTGATTGGAAGTTTTACGTCCTCGATCCCGTTATTAGTTTTTCTTTTCGGTGTATAGCAAGACATAAAATCACCTATTCATTAAGCATGAAGAACAAGCCACCTACTGCTAAATTAGCACTTGGCTCGGTTTGTCCCTTTGCTCCCCATTCAACAATCTGGCTGCCTGCCGTGACTCTTCCTTTTGTGTCAACTGCAACTGCCGAATAGGTACCTGCAGTAACTCCTGAATTAGCAAGTGTCAAAGCAATTGTTTTATCTGCACTTCCATCAAAATCTGTACTTCCTGTTGCATCACCTGAGATTGAGATTTTCCTTGCCGTTGCAAGTTTGGTTGCTTTACTAGCTGCCTTAGTTCCATTTTCAAGATTAGTGACTCTTGTTCCTACGCTTGAGATATTAGACTCGTTGGTGTTTGCCTTTCCTTCTACGGCTGTGACTCTTACAGCTAGTGACTTACCTTTATCACCTGCATAAGCCGTTGAGGATGTCTCACCAAGAGCAAGCGAAGAACTGATTTCAACATATGACGTTCCTGACCATCTATAAGTTAGGTTAGTATCCTTTGTCACATAGATTTTGCCTGTCTCACCTGTTGCAGGGAACGCAGACTTTTTATCGTATTCCAAAACATCATCAACATAAGAAGGCAATTGACCTGAAGGTACTTTACCATCTGCTCCTAATGTAGCTACGCCATTGGCAACACCCATTTCAGTTCTTTTTACTTGTGCATGATTTGTAACATTACCAAGTCCAATGTTTGTTGGTGTAATATTTACATTACCTTTTCGATAATCTGTCTCACCATTACCTTTTACTCCAGTAACACCACCGTTATCAGCGATGTCTTTTATTTTTACAAGCGCATCTTGAACGTTTTTTGCATCTAAACCCTCAATCGTATTAATTTCTACAATGTCAGCTGATGATGCAATAAGTTGCTTTTCAAGACCATTTGTCGTTTTTACATATTGTGTTCTTTTTTGCGACATTTTTTTATTACTCCTTTCTAAGCATTACAATATCTTCATTGCTTAATTTATGAATTTTTGTGTCCGATAGCTCATCTACGAATACTGTTTTTGTATTAAGTTCTTTTAACTGTTCAAGTGTTGCATATGATGGTGTATCTCCTACTTGAACATAAATCTTCGCATTTTCTCTTGTATCTACAGTTGAAATATTTTCTTCATTAACCTGTGGAAGAATAGATAGTGCCTTTGGAATTTTGGTATCAAGAGCTATCTCAAATTCTTTCATTTTGCCTAGATGCCAAAGATGAGTAATCTCTATTGTTGGTGTACATCCTTCACCTGTTGGATCTATTTTTTTAGGCGGAATTGAGATATCTATTCTTTGCTTTGAAACATTGGAAACGCTTATATTATCACCCATAAAAGTCACCTACACTTTTTCTAAGGATTATTCTTCCTGTATCGCTAATCTTGTACCTTGTTTCATCTTTAAGCACTTGATTAAAATCATATTCCGCACCTTCTACAAGTTTTAAGCTCTCGGCTGGTGTTATAATCACTTCATAAAAGCCTGACTCAGTAAAAGTTTTCTCAATGATTGGCTTTGAGTTTTTAGGTGAAGGATTTTTGATTGTAAAAACAATTTCTTTGATATCAGTAAAATCAACATCAGTTAAGTTCACATGTAAAATCGTATGTACTCCTACATCTATTCTTAGTGCATTCATATTTATGAACTCCCATTAGACCAAGCCCCATTCGGCAAATTTCTCAAAGCCACCTAAATCGAATATGAATTCTCTTGCGATTTTTACAATTTCTTCATATGGTCTATTGTCGATATATTCATCACCAATTGCACAACAAAGTTCAACTACCGTTCCTGTTGCTTGAGCTTTAAGGAAAGCATAAATATTTACACTGACATCAGCCTTCGATAGGTCTTTTCCGTGAAGGCCACCACCAGTAACAGAATCTGCCATATCAGATCCTAGTTTTCTATTTGTTGCACCTGTATCAACATTGGTTCCTCCCGTCCAATAACCTAAAGGATTAATCTCTGCATTCGGATACTCTTTCTTTAAATCTTCAGTTGTAGCGTTACTTTGACAAATGATTAATCTATCACCATTTAAAATGTATTTTCCATCACACTTATATTTGCTATAGATTTCTTGAGTTATTTTGGATAGTTTCTTTTGTTCCTTTGTAAGTGGTATTCCTTTGAAGATTCCGTTATCACCACATCTAATTTGTCCTTCTTGATTATTAGCTAAATGTTTATCTTGCGGCACCTCCACGTAGTCGACATCAACATTTCCTGCAATTCTTTTAACCGCTAGCTTAATATCATTTTTATCAATATACACAGAACTCTCGGCAATAATATGACACTTACCATGACCTATTAGTACCTCAACTGCAATTCTAGGATTATCGTCTTGTTTATATGCAAGGTCGACTATTGCACCTGCGATTCTATCCGCAATTTTGTCAGGGTGACTTGGATTTACTTTTTCAAACATATTACATTATCTCCTTTAATTTTTTAAATATTTCAGTAAGGCAGTTAACCACAATTGAGTTTCCTGCCATTTTATAAGCTTGAGTATCAGAAATTTTAAGTTCTTTTATCTTTTTATAATCTTCATTGTCAAATCCCATGAGCCTAAAGCACTCAAGCGGTGTTAGCCTTCTTATTGCTACATCATGAGTAAGAACTTTAATGTGTCCACGTGTATTTAATGCACCAGATATTTTGTCTTCTTTGTATGCTCTACATTCGATATCAAACCATCCTTTTTGTTTCCATTGGATGTAGTTTTCTGAATCTTTAGTTACAACAACTGCGATATCATTTACACTTGTTTTTAATGTTGGAATTTTATCCTTTTGAACCACACCTCGCTTGAATGTGCATCTATTTGTATAAATTCCATCGCCTACATTAGCTATCGCATATCCATCTTTGGTGGCTTGGGGAACTATCACTTTTCCATCTAATGAAATAACAGGTTCAACTATAAAGTTATCACAAGGTCTTGTGCCTGCTCTTGTAGTAATTGTTCTAGCAATTTCATCTTTAAATATTAACTTAGGTTGAAATTGAAGCCCTCTAAAAATTCCATTGCGATTCTTCATATCGGTAAAGCAATTAATCAACTTAGTTGAAAGATAATATTTTTCATCAACATCATTTTCTAAATAGTCACCTAATTTTGTATCTAAATTAATCTCATTCGGAAACTGATACAATGCGTTATCATCTCTAATTGAAATCATAAATACACGTTCTCTATTTTGTGGGACACCATAATCTTTAGCGTTTAATACTTTATAAAAATTCTTATATCCTAAACTTTCAAGATATTTACACCACTCATCAAACAAAGGCTTAAACTTTTTGCTTATAAGATTTTTAACATTCTCCATCAATAAATATTTAGGCAGTGTCTCATCATCAATTGATATGGATAGTAATCTTTGAACCTCCCATAAAAGTGATGAGTGAGTCCCACTATGTTTTTCAAATCCATTCATCCTACCTGCTAACGAAATATCAGTGCATGGAAACGAATAAGTCCATAAATCAGCTTTTGGCATTTTCTCTATTTTGGTAATATCACCAAGATTAAGTGTTTCACCATGAATTGCATTGTAAGATTGAATAGCATACTTATCGATTTCTGATATAGCAATCACTTCATGTTCTATTTCTGCTTTTTGCAGTGCTTTTCGTTGAGCACCAATACCTGCAAATAATTCAATTACTTTTAACATTGCGACCTCCAATAAAAAAGGCCGCCTTTAGGTGACCTATCTTCTTCTAGTTTGTAATAATCTTTCCATCAAATCATCTTGAGGATTAGCTCCACCGATATCGGCTGAACAATTATCCTTGACCACTTGATAAATTTGAAACCATATTTGATTTACTTGTTTCATATAATTTTGACTCATTGCCACATAAGGACTTTGCATTGCATTGCCAGTTGTAGGATGCTTTGCTAGAAATCCAAATTCGCTAATTGCTTCTTCACATTGTACCCAACGAGAAACGCTCATTGCATATTGTTCTAAAAGTTGTGTGGATACTAGTTTTTCACATCTTCGTTTCTTGAGCCAAAGGTATGTGCTTTTATAAACTTCCTCAGCACACATATCTTTACCATTCTTTTGTTTTGCTTTTAGGAAGTCCTTTATCGGTGGCATATCGACACCTTCAATTTCGACAGGTTCAGGTAACACAACGGCACTATTTTCTACACTTGCTTTTCCCTCAATAATTTTATCAGCTAATGCTTTCTTCTTCGGGCCTGTGTTTGGTCTAGCACCACCACGCATTGTTCCATCTTTTGCCATAGATTACCTCCTTCTTTTTTTGATTTTGCCTATTACCCCGTTTGAACTCGAATTTTTGCACACGAAACCCCAGGCTCGGTTTTGAACTTTTCAGTCGTAGAGATTCGAATCCCCCTACCCCTATTTCCTATCGCCGAGCTCATAGTGCGTTTTCGTATGGCAGCTCTGGCATAGGGACATCAGGTTCGAGAACTGGTTCGTTCCGCCACGAGAAAGAGGTACGATATGATGGACCTCTTCAACAGGTGTTATTCTTCCTTCTTTCAAGCAACGCTCACACAATGGATGTTGCTTAACATACAAGGCACGGATCCTTCGCCAATTGTTCCCATACTTCTTATCGTGATTGGGAGCTCGGGTGAATTTGTCGTATTGCTTATGTCTTAATGCTTGATGCTCCTCACAATAGGTATCATGCGTAAGATTCGGACAACCTGGATAGGCACATGGTTTCTTTGGTTTGCTTGGCATAATCACTACCTCCTTCTGCCCATGAAAAAAGGCCAATAGATGTTGCACTATTGACCTAGTTTTCTATAGCTTTCGCCTATTATAATTATACCACACTTCCTTATGTTCTCAACGGTTCACATCGGTTCATAGTGGTTCAACATTTTAAAATAAAAGAGGACCGAAGTCCTCCGATAAGGTGATTACTTATGTCATTTCTGCCATAGGTGCTCACATAGCTTGCCAATTAATCAACTAGCTACGGAGCAACCTATAACATCTGTAATCTTAAGTAATATGTTTCTTAAAATTTCCATATGTGTTGCTCCTTTCTTATCTTTCTCGGTGACTTTTCTGCTCTAGCCATTAAAAACAACTAGAACAATGAAATAATTTCTGTATTTTAAATTGAAACAGATTCGTAAATTTTCAATCATCACCGGTTGTTATATTATACAATAAAATATTCAATTTATTAACTCTAATGCATCTTTATGCCATCTTTTTATTGTTGATCTTGACAAATACATACGTGAACCAATTTCATCCCACGTGAGCCAATCTATGTATCGATATGTTAGTATTCTTTCAAAGTCATCATTTTTTAAATTTGCTATGGATTCTTCAATTTCTAGTTTTGTTTTTGCAGCTTTCACTTCAAGTTCTTTCAGTTCTGTTTCGGCTTCAATTTTTTTGTAAATCCATTTAACGAAAGGTGCATCAGTATTTTGATTAGGATTAGAACCTATCTTTTCGCCATAGGAAGGGCCTGGAATAGCTAAGCTTCTTTCTTCACAAAAAGCAATGTATTCTCTTTTCTTTTGAATTTTAATTTCAAGATTATGATAACCGCTTAAAAACTCAATTCTATCCATATTTGCTTACCTCCCTTTCAAACTAACTTTTACTGCATTTATTAATGCACCTTGAACGCAGTCTTTTCTTTCTAATGCTTTAAGGATTTCTTCATCAATTGTTCCTTTAGTGATAATATGCTCTATAACAACAGTGCTTGCTTTTTGACCTTGCCTATAAAGTCTTCCATTTGTTTGCTCGTAAAGTTCCAAACTCCAAGTAAGACCAAACCAAATAAGCGTTGAACCACCACTTTGAAGATTAAGTCCATGTCCTGCAGATGCGGGATGAATCAAGCCGACTTGAACTTTACCTTCATTCCATTTTCTGATTGCGGATTCGGTTTTAATTTCTTCAAATGGAATATTTAATTCTTTCAGTCTTTTGCTAATTCGCTCTAAATCATGTTTAAACCAATAAGCAACAAGAACTGGCTTTCCATATGCTTGTTCTATTAGATCTTCTAAAACATCAAGTTTGCGATTATGTATATTAAGTGAAATATGATCTTCTGTATAAATTGCACCATTCGCCATTTGAGATAGTTTATTTGACAAAACTCCTGCACTACTTGCACTTATATCGTCGTCACCTAAACTCAATACTAAATCGTTTTGTAAAGCTTTATATTTGGTTAATTCTTCTTCAGACATTTCAACCTTTACTTCATTTTTAATTAAATCAGGCATTTGCAAGTAATCATTTGACGTCATTGAAATAGTAATGTCAGAAATTTTATCGTAGATGGTTTCTTCTGCAAAAGGTAATGGCTTATACGAATAGATAATTGTTCCATTTCGCCTATCAGGTGCAAAGTAGTTATTTCTATAATGAGTTATAAACCTTCCTAGTCTTTTTCCATAATCAAGTAACCTATATTCACTCCAAAGATCCATAAGTCCATTTGATGCAGGAGTCCCTGTAAGTCCAACAATTCTTTTAGCTAGTGGTCTAACCTTCATAAGGCTTTGAAACCTTTTTGATTTGCCATTTTTAAAAGATGAAAGTTCATCAACTACAATCATATCGAATTTAAAATTGCATCCACTTTCTTCAACTAACCACTGAACATTTTCACGATTAATTATGTAAATATCTGCTTTTGTTTTGAGTGCAGAAATTCTTTCAAGTTCAGTTCCAACAATAATTGAATATTTTAGTAGCTTTAAATGTTCCCACTTTTCTATTTCATCTTTCCATGTCGTTTTTGCAACCCTTAAAGGTGCGATTATTAAAACCTTGTTTACATCAAAGGAATCAAATAATAAATCATTAATTGCAGTCAATGTTATTATCGTTTTGCCTAACCCCATTGAAAGCAAAATTGCAGATTCGTTGTGGCTTTCTATAAACTCAGTTGCATAAATTTGATAATTATGTGGATTGTATTTCATCAATGATTCCTCCTATGTCTTTTTCATTATCTAAAACATAAACTTTAAAGCCTAACGTCCTTAACTGCCTATGTCTTAAAAGTTGTAGTTTTCTTGGCTTTTGATTTGGAGCTTTTACCTCAACAAATGCAATTTTGCCAAGTGCAAGTAATATAATTCTGTCTGGTACTCCATCAAATCCAGGTGATACAAGTTTCAATGCAAGCCCACCACGAGCTTTTACTGCTTTTATTAACTTTTTTTCTATTGCTTTTTCTTCCATAAAATAGCCTAACTACAAGGTCTATCAACCTCGTATATAAAACTTTTCTATATACTAAATTTTTTGGTCTTATATAAAAGTTAGTATAGAGACATTGTTAGACCTTGTAATTTAGTGATTTTTAGTTCAAAAAGTCCTCAAAATCGTTAAAGGCATCTTCTTTAATTTTCAAACCTTTAAAGTATCTCTTACGATTTTTCTCGAATCTTGTAAATCCGTTCTTCTCTAAAGCATTATAAAAGTCAGTAGTACTTCTTGTGTATTCGCTCATATCGGTACAATAGCGTTTGTAGTTTGAGTATAAAGCGTTTGAACTTTCAGTGAATTTATCACCTACTTCACAACAATCCTCTAAGAAATGATGGAACCAGTCATTTTGTTCACGATAAGTGCCTATTGCATTAGTCACGCATTTTGGCGTTTCTATATGAAAACCATTATTAATTACTTTTCTTGCACCTTCGATTACCCAACTTAAAATATATTCACCTGCATTTTCACATAAGTAATCGGCATAATTTTTAATATCACCACTGCCTGTTAACTTGTTATTAAAAGGAATTACAATTAGTCTTCGCCAAATTCCATCATCGTTTCCACTTACTCTAGGTAAATGGTTAGTGTATAAAACAAGGGTATGACATGGCGTAAAATAGAATGGGTCTTTATACTTCTTTTCGGCATTAACTTCATCTGTGGAACATAGTTGTTTAACAATTGAGTCGTTTAATCTCGCACCCTCTTGTGATTCACTAGCAATAAGTAATCTGCGACCATTTATTTCTGCCATTTCAGGTTTAATGTTACGTTTGCATCCAACTGTTAAAGTATCAGCAGACATTTTTCCACTATAATTTCCAAAAACCCTGAATATAGAATTCCAAAACGTTGATTTACCATTGCCTCCATCACCATACGCAACTATTAAAGCTTCAACATATACTTTTCCAATAACTGCAAGTCCACAAATTTGTTGAACATAATCAATAAGTTCAATATCTTTTGCAAATATTTTATTTAAGCAATCAAGCCATAAATCGTTACCCTTATCACTTGGTGAGACTGTGGTACATTTTGTTATATAATCGTGTGGATCATGTCCTCTTAAACTAGACACACCTTTTCTTAAATCCAATGTGCCACTTGGTGTATTAAGTAAAAATTCATTGCCGTTAAGTTCTTTAGGATCTATTTCAATCATTGGTTTAACTTCTTTAAGAACAGCAGTAATATACTTTGAGTCTCTACGTTTCAATACAAATTGATAATATGTCAAAGCATCCCTATATTTTTTTAGTGCAGTAAGTTGCTCTTGAGATAATTGTTCTTCGAGTTTTTTACCTGCTTTAAGGGTGATATCAATTTGAGTGCCTAACTTTTCAAACTCTTCTTTTGCTTTTAACATATCACTTATTGCCTCGGCAAGTTGACGTCTTGTTAGTTCTTGTGCTACTCGTTGTCCTCCTTCTTCGGATTCTTTCCAATAACAACTGTTAAACCATAAGAAATGTGTTGCAGGACTGTATCTTAATTCATTTGAAAAATAATTAGTAAGTATAACAGCTTGTCCTACATCGGTATAATCTGATGGCTTATAAGAATTTGACTCATTGTATTTTGATGGTTGAATATAACTAGGATTTGAAGATATCTTTTTGTAGAATTTTTTTGCACTAGACCATATTAGCTTAAGCTCACTATCTTCAAGTGGAGGGACGCATTTACTAGCCTCATCTAGAAAAGCGGAATACGCATCTTTTGTATCACCATATCGTTTAAGAATTCTTGATGCAAAACGAGACATAGTATTATTTCTCGAGCCTTGTTTTATTGATTTTATATCTTTATCAAACTCTTCTTCCTCTTCATCTAGAAAGTCAGTAAGGTTAATGTCACCTTTTACATACATTACATTTGCATCTTCAGTTCCAAAGAAAAACCTAGCAGAATCCATAGCGTTCTTATCAAAGTAAGGAAATAAAGCAGATACTCTTTTCTTCAAATTTGCGTATTCAACCGCATCGGTTATTTGTCTAATAGGAAACAAACAATGAAACTTAGGTCTTGCCGTTTTTCCACCTTTGTCCTTCATATGATTTCTACTATAATGGATACCTATTTCAACACCAGGAAAAGCTGCAATAACATCGCTAGGCGTAATCCAATCATTAGTCTCATCTGAATGATCATTATCACAATCAAAAGGCAAGCAATCAGAATATAAAAAGTTATCATTATTGCGATAATTGTTTTTATAAGCAACACAAACATAATCTTTTGAAACTGCCATTTTAAGTGATTCATTATCTTTAATTTCAATTTTATTTGGATATAAGCAATTAGCCGCTACACCCACAACATTTGAGTTATAAATATTAAACATTAGTTTTCCTCCTAGTCTTTTTTATAAAAATTGCATTCGTAACCATCTGCGTTAAGTAGCAAATCTTGACACCATTCAGGACTTTTCGACATCAAACTAGATATGTGTTCTGCGTTTTCATCCATTGGTGCTTCAATAATTAATTCATCATGCACGTGTGCAACAATGCGATAGTCTTTTAAGGTTTTCATTGCATAACACAAGATATCCCTTGCTGTCGCTTGAACGATGTTTTCAACAAGCTTTGGTCCATATGTTTCTATACGCTCCCATTTTTTAGTAGCACCAATGCCTTCATAAGTAATACTTTCACTACCATATTTGTTCGTTTCGATTCTTGGCTTTACATAAGCTAACTTCCTACCACTTGGCAATGTAATAAAAAGCATTCCGCTCTTGTATTCAAAAATAAGTCCATGCGTAGTGGTAACAGTCTTTTGTTCAATTGCTTTTTTACTAGCTCTATCTACCGCCCACCAAAACTCAACGATATGTGGTGATGCTTTTCGCCAAGCAGTGACAATTGATTGAAGTTCACTTTCTTTAATTCCCATATCTAAAGCGCCCATGGCGGTTAATGCACCAAGACCTCCGCCGTATCCACAGGCAAGTTCTGCCACTTTACCCTTTTGTCTTAAGTGTCCATTTATTCCATGCTTAACAACCTGAACACCGAACATTGCACTAGCACTTTGGCAGTAGATATCCGCACCATTTTTAAAGGCATCAATTCGCCACTGCTCTTTAGAAAACCAAGCAATAACTCTAGCTTCAATAGCAGAAAAGTCAGATACTATAAATTTGTATCCTCGTTTTGGTATAAAAGCTGTTCTTATAAGTTCTGATAATGTTGATGGGATATCTTCATAAAGCATTTTTAATGCATCTATGTTTCTTTGCTTTACAAGTTCTCTTGCCTTATCAAGATCAGGTAAATGGTTTTGAGGAAGATTCTGCAACTGTATAAGCCTTCCACTAAATCTTCCACTCCTATTTGCTCCGTAAAATTGAAACATTCCATGAGCACGATTATCATTACATCTTGCATTTTTCATAGCGATATACTTTTTAACTGATGATTTTGACAGTTGTTGTCTTAATGATAAAACCTCTACGATTTCACCACTTTTTACAATTCCCTTAAGTTTTGCTACATTCTTCTTCCCTAAGTCATCAACATCGATACCAAGTTTTAAAAACCAAGTTTTAAGTTGCATTACTGAGTTCGGATTATCAAGTTCAGTTAAACTTTGCATAGCTTTAAGAAGGTCATCTCGTATTTCTTCATCAATGGAAATGGCATTATTTACAAGTGTCATATCAAGGTTGATTCCTCTATCATTTATTACTTGATCTAGGTGATATTCATCCCATACAAAATCAGGGACTGGATATTTAATAAGCCTGTTATGGATTTCTATTTCAGCCTCAACATCTCGCTTGTTATATGTTTTAAATACACTCCATTTTGAAGTAGCATGGCAAGGCAGATTTCTAGTTCTGCCACTATTATTTTTAGTCGGACTGCAAGGTGTACAAAAGAATCTTATAAGTTCTTTACCTTCGTCCATTTTTTGATCTTTCAGTTTAAGCACTTTACCGACATCTTTTAGTGATAGTGGTAAACCTAAATAGGCACTCCACACCATATGACATCTCCAAGAATTGGGATTAAGATAAGTTCCATTAGGTAGATTTAAATATCTTGATAAACACACTCTTTCAAACATTGCATTAAAACTATATTTAGTAACTGAGTCATTTGTTATAGCATCAAGAATAGCAGGTGGAATAAGCTCTCCACCCGCTAAATCTACAACCTTAACATCTGTACCATCTACTGAATATCCAAAGAGCAATATTTCAAAATCACTCGACTCTGCATATTTGTAAACGCCACACTTGCTTAAATCTATACTTGAAAATGTTTCGATATCGATAAAAAGTTTATTAATCAAGGAAGTCTTCATCATCACTTGTACCGAAATCACTCTCGGCTGATGCCTTACTACCTAAAGGCTCACCATCTGCCAATTTTTGAAGGTTATTAAGTGAACATGCAATGCCTTTATTTCCATTGGAATTAAACGCATAAAATGTAATACTAGCTCTACCAATAACTCCTGAGTACATTTCGCTTCTTTCTAAAATTGGATTACAATTTCCATCTACAATACCGGGAGCTTGAGTTGAATTTGCATTAACAAAATAGCAACCCTTATAAGCCTCATCATCAGGTCTTTCTGTGTCACCATCACGAAGAGGTGTTTTAAGTACAGAAAGTGCAGGTACTGACTTACCATTTCCTTTAAGCTTTGATTCGCCTTCTTTATATGCGTATTCAATTGCTTTTTTAATTTTATCAATTGTTCTAATATCACTTTTTTTGATAATAAGAGATACTGAATATTTAGGAGTAGCATTTTCAGTCAATGCTTTAGGCTCCCAACAATTTAAATAACTAAAAACCGTATTTGGTCCTGTGATTACTTTACTTTGATTTTGAATTTTATTTGACATTTTATTAATCCTCCATTTTGTCTATATTTTTAAAATCATCTTGTGCAGATGTAACTTCTATTTCTGCACGCTTATCTGATCGTTCTACAAGTGTTGGCTTACCTTCAGGCTTTACGATGAATTTGCCAATTAACTCTTCAAACTTTTGTTTTCCTAACCTCTTTTGCAATTCAGTAATTGTTACAAGTTTCTTTTCATATGGATCATATCCTGCAGCAATCAAAATATTTGCAACTTCGGTTTCATTCGAATATTTGCGATTAGACCTTCCTTCAACTAATTTGTAATTTGTCCATTTCTTGCCATTAAGTGCCTCTTGAAATGCATAATCCTTCACATCATTAGCCCAAGATAAAAGTCCATCAATTTTAGATAAAACCTCTTCAATTTCTTCATCAGTTAATAGAGGTGGTTCTTTAAATTCATCTTTTGCAAGTGCCATATTGCTTTTAGCTCTTTCTCTACAAGTGCTGCGAGCTTTGCAAAAAGTACACCACTCACCGCAGTGATACTCGCCCTCACCTTTATAAGCCATTAAAGCTCTAGGTTTCAAAACATTTTCTGCCCAATCAAGTAGTTTTTCCTTTTCCGTTTCAAATGTTGAAATATTTGAAAGTCTTGGTTGAAAAATGGTCATATGAATTTTCTTGATATCGTAAAGCAAATCGAATATTAATAAAGCTCCTAATGCATACATCATCATTTGTGTGTTGTTTTCTGCATTCACAGGAATTCCTCTTCCGTGCTTGTAATCAACTATGTAAAGAGTATCATCACTGGCAATTAAGCAGTCGCACGTTCCAAAGCATCCTTCAACATATTCAGTCAAAGATACTTCTTGCTCGACAAGTAAAATCGGATCTTTACATTTCTTTTTTGCTTGTTCATATAGTTCCATGATGTAAGAAACATATGCATTAGTACATTCTTCAATCTCGGTCGAGTAGAACTCGTTTTTCTCAGGCTCAGTAATTGTTTTGCCTATCGCCTTATTAAGCTTATATTCAGCAAAGCTATGAGCTAAAGTTCCTTCTTTAGCAAAAACCGATTCTTTGTCTTCATAGTTTTCAGTAAGTCTTGCAGAAGGTGTACAACTAAGCCACCTTTTACTTGAACTTGGTCCTAAAAGTGCGTGATTTGAAGGCATTATTTGAATACCTCCGCATCTTTTAGCAAAGCCGTTAAGTCTTCGGATTTAACTTCGGATAGCTTATTCGCACCATACTTTTTAAGCAATTCTTTAACATCTGCTGTATGACCATTTCTTGAAATATCAGCAAGCACAGGTCTAACATCTTCAATTGTTATTAACTTTTCTTTTTCTTCTAGAGCTGCATCACGTGCAAGTTCTTCTTTTTTGAATTCTTCCCAATCATCACGTTCAGGAATAGTTGCGTTTTCACGAATCCATTCAAGTGCATTGATAGCAGTATCGATTGCATCATCTAAATTATTAAATCTTATAGCCACGTTTAATTTCCTCCTTCTTCAATTTTTCTTGCTCAACGATAAGTTTTCGAGCTAGGCATTTGGAAAGAGAACCAATAACAAGTAGAGTCGTAATAATGTCATCTGCAGTAATTAGATCTCTTTCAACATCGCCTTTTGGTTTGTTTTTAGTTATTTCCATAACTCATGTCCTTTCTTGAAGAGCTAACTGTCTGTTGCATCTTCATAAGGAGAGAGTTATTAAGAAGGAAGGTGTAAAGTTGTTTTAGAAATTTTTTAAGATTTCTTTTAAATGCTCAATGCATTTGTTTCTTCTAGTGATGACTGTTTGACGTGATTTACCAATTTTTGATGCAACTTCTGCATCCTTTTTATCTAATAGATATTGATGCATGATGTAGCGATCGATTGGATCTTCTAAATTATCAATTGCATCATACATCGCCTTAATTCGCTCTTCTTCGATAAGCTTATCAAGTATGGATTGTTGAGGATTTAATGCTAAATATTCTTCTTCATCCATTTCTTCAAATCCACCATATGTAGGTTTATTCCATCCGTTTCTAAACATTGGACATTCTTCACACTTACCACGACAGATTTTTAGTTCGCCACGTTCTGCAGGAATTAGACATCTGCTCTTCAACCAATTTTCAGTCTTTTCTTCCCAATAATCCTCACGTAAGAACTTAAACTGTTCTTCATTAACATAAAGCTTTGTCTTGCCAACTAAATAAACATAAGGTCTATCATCGGATGGTTGTTCATAATCCACATCAGGATTAAAAAGCGTGCTGTTTTGTTCTTCTTCAGCTTGAAGTTTTTGATTGTCGTTTTTTGACATATGTGTTCCTTCCGACATCCAAGTGACGAAACGGAACAAGTATCAAGAGCGGCACAAAAAGGCATGGCAAAAGATATGGATGTCTAAATTAGATTTTTCCATTTCGTTTTGCAGTGCGTTTGTCCGCTAAAATTACTAGACTGCGATATTAAATTGTTTGAGGTATGAATTAGCGTTGACCTGTAAGTCCTTCATACATCCGACTAGGCGTTACAGCACCTAAGTACGAGCCAATAATATCAGATAATAAAAAATTAATAAAAGCGAGTGACGTCATATGAAAAAGTACCTATTTTACTTAAAAAAATACTTTTTTAGAGCAAATAAAAAAAGAACCTACATTTTATTATGTAAGTTCCTTCATTTATTAGATAATATTTGATTTTTCATATGACATGAGATGTCATATTTTTATTTATTTTATTCTCTTTTGTTAGTTAGAGGTTGAAAACCATTAGTTATCATCATTTGATTTATGTCATCAAATTTTCTATTTCTACAGGTCATTAAAATAGTTAATAACATTGTATCCTCATCAGAATTAGTAAGACAAATACCAGCTAATTTAAGTACTTCTGATGATATATTTGGTGGCAATTTCAATGCAAGGCAAATTGCAACAACAACACGTTTATTGAGATTTTTAGTTTCTCCATTTTGGTATCTTTCAAATTGCCTAGCTGATAGACTTGATGAATCATTTGGCACATCAGTTATTTCTTTGATTTCTAAATTTTGTATTTTTCTTAAATACTCAATCGCCTCTCCAAAACTCATAACTCTAATATTTTTAAGTGCTTCCAGCATTAATTCTTGATATTTCTTAAATTTACTGGAAACTTCATCATTAAGGGCTAACTTACTAGAGCTAAGTCTTAAATCCATTGATAATGCATATTGAATATCTCGTGAAAGATAACAAAACATAGCCATATTATCATTTTGATGATTCTGAGATTTAAAAATAAATTTTAGTGCACACTCATCCAAATTGTATCTTGCATACTCTGACAGAATTAATCTGCCATTTTTATCGTATTCTAAATATTTACTGTCATTAATCACTAGATGATTCTCAACAAATTCATATTGCCCATTAAAAAGAATTTGAATAATATTGCTTGTATTGTTAGCAATTAAATTCCTCAAATCATTATCTTTGATTACATAAGTTTCATTAGATGTCAATGATCCTTTTTTAAATCCAAAGCCTCTGATGAATTTATAACCATTCCAGTTGTATACACCCATGACCTCATCAAAGCCAATATCGAACAATCTTTTTTTAATTGCATAGTTGGTAACGCATAGTCTTGATGCTAATTCCTGAATGGTAACATTTATTGCATCAAAACGACTATCGCCTATATTTATGAAAGCATCTAGTTGCTTTTTATACATTCTAGTCAACTTTTCTTTTGGCAAAAGCAAACAAGGTGCAATACCATTAGCTTGACTCTCGATGAAGTTAAAATCATCATTAGCATCGACATGTCTAATTTCACCTTTTGTAGTACACGAAATAAGTGTCGATAATTTATCATTAAAAAGTCGATTAAATTTGAATGTTTTTCTATGCAAATAAGCATGAACACATTCATGAGCAATTGTTATGTTTTCACAACCATATGAATATGCCAAATTAGCAGTTTTATCTATTATTATTGTATTTGCAGGTATAGATACTATTTCATAATCATTGATTTCATCGTTAAATAGTTTAACACTAGTCTCATCATAATAAATCTGCCCAAATATTGATTTATTCTTCGCAATTCTTCTTCTGACAATATTTAACCCCATTCTTGTAGCAAGAATTGTTGCATCAATTGGCTTATCATCAACAAAAGCTTCAGGATAATATTTATTTAAAATCTCTGTTGCATATTTTTCATAATCACTATGATGAATGATTGGAACTAAATTGCCACTTAGTGGCTTATGTGGCTTATTAGGGTTATATTCATCAACAAACATAATGCGGAAGTTATTCATATTATTAGTAATTCTAGCTTTGCACGAAATAGTAAACCATAATTTGTTGGTTCCTGATGCTTCTCTAGTTCTATGTTTTCCTGATATTTCTGTGTATGATATTTCAGGATTGCATTGTATATCGAATTCTATCCAATCATCATCCTTAGAATCTATATAAACTGATGACATAAATAAGTCTTCTACTTCAATATCCTCAGCACCAATTAAATCGAATTTATCAACTATTAATTCATCTTTATTTCTTTTTATATAGAATAAAAGAGATTTATATAATTGATCATAGTAATTATCATTCAAGTATTGTAAAAAATTATTATGTTTTCTATTCATTAAAACACACCTTTCGCCATTATTTTCTTTAAAAGATTTATATTTATTAAATTATACCACTTTTTACTAATTTTTTCTATGTCATTAAATTAAAAATAGCGACCTAACTCATAATTGAGCCAAGTCGCTTTTATCTGTATTGATTATTGATTTTTTCATCAAAACAAAGAACCAAGTCTCTATAATCTAGATCATTTGATTAAATATTGATACCATATCTATTCATAGTAAGCTTATCAACTAATGGTGTAATATCTTTTCCTAAATTATTTATAATGATTTCATTTATAGATGTGTAATCAGCAAAAGAATCATCGCTAGAAAAACATTCCTTACTACAATATCTTGCTAGACTATCAGCTGTAATTAAAACAACTGGCAAATTCGAAATATCTAATATGGTGCCACGTGAAAAACGCGGAGCAACAACTATACAATACTTTGAAGAATGAATCTTTAAGTGTCTAACTAATCTTATAGGATTTAAATTTGTGGATGATTTTCTTGATTTCCCATCTACATTAATTTTATAAATGTTGTCTAATCCACTTTGAATTGTGATATCCTCAATTGAACATAATAAATCAGTATCACCAGCACCACTGATTATTTCAACATTTAATATTTCTCTAAATAATTCAAAAACTGGTTTTAAAGCTTTCTCGAAATCTTTTCCATCAACTGATGAATATTTAGACATGTATGTCATTGTTGAAATAGCGTTAATAATTTCACGTTGTTTATTATAATCAGGGAAAATTGTATTTAAATATTTAATTAATTCAGTCTCATATAAATCTGAAATCCAATCTTCTTTTGAAAATACATATTTATCAGCCATTGTTGTTGGCTTATCAAAAGGGCTAAAATTATTTATTAACAATTCTGCCGCTTCAATCAAACTATCATTTAACTTTATATATCCAGAATTATTAATATTTTTACAAATTCTATCAGTTCTATATGTTTCTGTTTTTCCATGCTTAAATTTAAACAGTTTTCCATCGTTATGTTTCGCATCAGAAATAGTTTCTAAAACATCAAATCCTTTAAATATAGTAATAAAGTAATAATTAATTTCATGTAGACAATTTGCAAAAACTTCAACATAGTTATCAACAGATGAAAATAATTTCATTTTTTCAAAATAATTTAATTCTCTATATTCTAAAATGCTTTCAATTAATTCATTATATGATTTTTCATTAATTGTTTTTATAAAAGGTAAAAACCATATCATTTCATCAATATATAATTTTTGATTTATTCTTTCCTCAGTTAACAACTTAATTATTAATCTTCCGGCATATATAACAAAATCATTTGGTGTCTTACTATAAGGATGTGGATATTGCAAAGCAAATAGATTAACAAGCATATTTTTATTAACTACACTCGTTTTATTAATCATATTAATTGTGGTTTGAGATGGAACAAATACAGAATTACCACTTTTATAGCCAAACATATAAAAGCACATTTGACTAAAGCGAACACCCATAGTGCTTAATGAACCTTGATTACTTCTTCCTTTGTAGGCATTATCTTTTTTTAATTTGCTCTTTATAATTTCTTTATCAACATCTTTAGTTTCATTAATAACTTTAACATAGACTTCTATTAGTTTTGATGAACTTATATTTTTTTGGAAAATCCACTTTTTTTCCATACTTCTTTCTAATTGTATCATCGCTTATCACCATTCCTTGTTATCATATTTACAATATTAAAACTAAAACGTGGAGGAATAGCTTCGCCAATAACTGTTCTAATTAAATTATCAGTACACCAATCAGGTAAATCCCAATCTGCTGGAAGTGAAGATACAATAAATAATTCTCGCAAAGTTAAAACTCTTGCATCTGAGTATGTTCCATTTTCTAGTGGCCTTCCTGGATGAACATTATTATGGCCACCCATATTACCATTATTCATAGCGCGAGCAGGACATGGCTCATCCCATTTCATTCTTTTATAAGTGTTATGAAAACCTTTAATTGGAGATCCATCCTTTTTTTTTGGAAAATACACTTCGTTTTTCATAGCCGATTGTCCAGTCGGAGTGTGCCTCATAGCTAAGATTTCACGTTCATTATGTACTTTTGCATAATGCCATTTATATTTGCTAGATTCTCCCGATTCTAGTGATGGCAAAAAACCAATTGCCTCTCGCAAAGTTATTCTTTTTTGTAACTTTGGCATATCCCATTTTAAGCATTTTTTATACATTTTAACAAAGCCTCTCGGCCTACTTTGTGGAACTCCATAATCAGCTGCATTTAATACAAATGTTTCTATTTTATATTTATTCCCAAATTTTAAATTTAAAATAGTTTCCAAATCTAATAGTTCTCCATTATACGGAAAATATAGTTTTAAAAACTTAGGAACATTTTCTATTAAAATATAATTAAAATCATTATCTTCAATAATATCCATTACATAAAAAACTAAATAGTTTCTTTTATCTGTAGAATACTCTTTTTTACCTAATGAACTCATTCCTTGACATGGTGGCGTAGCAATCAAAAATTCACATTTATTTTCTTTTATACTGGTATTTACTAGCTTAAATATTTCTTTATTTGTTATGTCTCCACATATCATTTTTGCTTTTTTGTGTAGGAATTTATATAATTCAGCTCTTTTTGGGAGTAATTCATTAGCAACTTTAATGTTTATGCCAGCTTCTTCAAAATATGTTTCAGCAATTCCTGCACTAGAAAATAATGATGCACCATTAATTGATTCCATTTACTTTTAACCCCTTTAAAATTTCGCTTATTAATTTAGGTGGCACAGCTTCGCCAATCATATGCCTAATTTGAATGTCTGATGCAAATGGCGGTAAATTCAAATCAGGATTCAATGAACTTAATATAAATAATTCTCTAATAGATAAAACTCTTGCATCTGAATAAGTTCCATCATCTAATAATCTCCCTGGATGAACATTGCTTTGAGAAGATATGCAATCATTTCTCATTGTTATTGTTGGGGCAGGTTTATCCCAATCCATTCTTTTATACGTTGCCGCATAACCTTTTAGTCTTTCGCCAGTAATTTCATTTTTGGGATAGAAGACAGGATTTTCAAACGCGGAGTGTCCTGTCGGCGTATGCTTCATAACTAATATATGTTGTGCAGTATGAACTCTTGCATAATGATTTTTAATATTGCTCTTTTCTCCTGATTCTAATGATGGTAAATCTCCGATAGCTTCCCTCAAAGTGATTTTTCTTTGCTTTTCAGGGTTATCCCAACTATATCCTTTTTTCCACATTCTAATAATTGCTCTTTCTCTATGTTGGGGAACACCATAATCAGATGCATCAAAAATGGAACAATCTATGTTGTATTTTTCTCCATATTTGTTTCTTACAATTTCCTCTATGCTATAAAATTTATCATCAATTTTAAATTTTATTTTGAAAAATCTGGAAACATTTTCAATTAAAACGAATGATGGATCAACTTCATCAATGATATCAAATGAATGGAAAATTAAATAATTTCTTTTATCAGCTAACATTTGATCATTAGATTTATTTTTCCCTATCAAACTAATTCCTTGGCATGGGGGGGTTGCAAAAATAAAATCAATTTTTTCTTTTTTTGCTTTTTTTATTATCTCACTTTTGATTTCATCACAAGTAATATCTCCACAAATAGTTTTTGTTTGTGGATGCCAATACTTATGTACTTCCATCCTTATTGGCAATAATTCAGAGGCTAAAACAATATCGATATTCGAATTTTCAAACCCAAATTCTGCAATCCCAGCGCTTGCAAATAGTGAAAGCGCCTTAATTTTTTTAGTTCCTTTCATATACAAACTCCACCACATCTTCTATTTTACAATTTAATGCATAACATATTTTTGCTAAAACCTCTAACCCAACAGGTTCACACTTGCTTAATTTTGCTATTGTACCTGTTCCTAATCCGGTCAATTCTCTTAGTTTTGATTTATTCATACCTTTATCAACTAATAATTTCCATAAATTATTATAACTGATTAATACCATGGCGTATCACCTCACATTAATTATATCATAAAATCAAATTTTTGTCAATAAAAAAGTTTTAAGTCTTTAATAAAATATGTCGGACCTAACATTTTATATGCTTTAATATATATTTTTCGCCAGATGATATCAACAATTTTTATTTATATATTTGAAATTGGGACAAAGATAATTACATTTTTTAACTAATATAAGGTTGTTTAAAAAATCCTTAAATGATTTAAACTCAAAAAAGTTATATCATAATAAAATCCTGATTAGTAAAGATGTATAGTTCAAAAGAAACAGCCTATCATTCAAACAGCTAGGGGTGTCGGAATAATCGTTCTAACACAGCTTTTTGACATAGTAATCGTTCTGCTACCTCAATAATCGTTCTAACACCTACCAAGAAAGAGCATAAGATAGCCTATTATTTTGATACGAAAACATGCAAAAGTTCTACGAAACATTAAAATTTGGTAGAAATACGCTCAAAATTCATCATTTTAACCCTAAAAAGCATAAAAAAATAGTCTTGACACCTATTATTCATTGTATCAAGACTAATGTATTCAAATGGTGCAGCGGATGAGATTCGAACTCACATGCTATAAGCACTACCGCCTGAAG